TGATCCAGTAGCGCTTCTGCTCAATGGTGCCGTTGTAGTCGTACAGGCATCCCAGCTCTCCGGCCAGTTCGTCCAGCCGCCACTCCGGCATTTTGTAGGGGTCTTGTATGATGTCAATGCCGTGCTGCGCCCCCTCGGCCACGAGCTGAAATGCCCGTTCAATGGCCTTTGCCAGGGCATAACCGTTTTTGTCGGCCAAAAGAAAGCGCGGCACAAGCCGTTCGATGTTGAAGCTGATATTCATATCATGTGTTCACCACCGTTAGCGTGATCGTGCCCTTGCAATGCTCGTTCGGGTCAATTTCGGTATACTCGGCGCTTTCCGCGCCGCTCATGCCGCTGCCCTCCAGGAATTGCACGCGCTCACATCCGGCCTGATACAGCATAGCGGTGAGCTTATCGGGATTGAAAGCCCTACCGATGCGGTGATCCTGCCATGCCTGATACTCCGCGATGGCTCCCGTCACATCGTCGCCAATGCCCGCGTATTGGCTGTACCAAACCTTCACGTTCAGCGTATACGTGGCTTCGCCCGCCGCGTGCACCACAACATGGTCGGTAAGCGGCCTGGTGGTCACGGCGGAAAGCGCCTGCTCCACGCTGTTAAAAATGCTGGTCTGGTCGGCTCCGTCCGCCAGGATCAGGTATATGCCCACATTGCCGCCGCCGTCGTTGATGGCCCGCGCGTCGATAATCTGCGTGCTCACGGCCATGGTCTGGCTTTCGTAAAGCTGCTCCGGCCCTGTGGTCACGGAGGCCAGGCCAAAGTTGCGGATGCGTTCGCGGTACACTTCCTCGTCCTCGGCGTCCACGCCGCCGCTGGCCGTCTCCGTCACGATGGCGCTCACAAATCCGTCCACGCTCTCAATAAATTGGAGCTGTGCGCCCTCGTTCAGGCCGTTGCCGATGGTTCCCGGTGTCTGGCATGTCACCGTCGTTTCAATGGTCTGCGCCGTGCCGGTCACTTCGATGTCCTCACTCAGCACATAGATCATTGTGCCGTCCGCCGTCAGCTCCGTGCCAGCCTCCAGCGTTTGGGCGACGCCCGAAGCCCGGAAGGTGATTTCCACCGGGGCCGTGGCGGCTATGGCGTCGATGTACACGCAGTTGCGCTTCTGCCCGTACTCTTTCAGGTAGTCGCCCGTGGCGTAGGTCAGGGTGTCCATTCGCAGGGCGCTGTCCACCTTCGCCATGATCGCCGTGGCGATGGCAAGCACGCTCCTCAAAAGGATTTCTTTTTCGTCTCCTGGGTACAGAATGTCACCGCCCGCCTGAATGTAGGTGCGCAGCATTTCATCCCAGGTCTTTTCCTCGTCGTAGTCCACATAATGCAGTTCCGACGTGTCCAAAATGCAAACCTCCCTCCTCAAATGCGAAATCGCCCGCGTATTTGCTATTCGTCAATGCCCACTTCGATCACGCATGTAATCAGGATTTCCCCGTTCTCGTCCTTCGTTGCCGCGGCTTCCGCCACCTCCACGTCCGGCTCCCACATCATTACCCGGTCAAGCTCCGGCAAAAGCGCCTGCCGCATTTCCTCCATGGGCAGGTGATACAGCGCCGGGTCGAATCCCCGCAGCCGATCATATGGCACTTCGCCCATCTGCGTCATCAGCAGATTTTTGGCGTTCTGCACCGTCCGGGCTATGATATTGTCGCTGATCTCAAACTCCACCGGCTCCTGCCGGTTGGTGATGATATACCTCGCCATGCGCCTGCCCTCCTTACCTTATTAAATCCATCGTAATCTTGGGCGTCGTGGGCACGCGCGTGATCTTCTTCGTGGTGATTTCGCAGTTGCGGCTCGTCGTTGCGCCTTTCTTTGTGCTGGAACTGCTCGTCGTGGTCGTGGCCTTGTTCTGCAAGATGCTGTTGGCAAGCGTCAGCCCGCCCGTGGTCTTGCCAGTGGAAGCGGATTTCGCGTTGGAAATCAGGCTTTTCAGCCCGTTGATTCCTTTTTCCACAAGGCCCTTTACCGCGCTCAGTGCCCCCGCTACCAGCCCGTTTGCTGCGGTTTTCGCAACCGCGCTCGTGGTTTTCACGCTGGTCTTTTTGCTCCCGTTAGAGCCGTCGCCGGAGCCGCTGCCGCTTTTCCCATCATCCTTTGTGCCCTGCTTGAAGCTCACCTTCACGTCGCAGCTGATCCACTTGCAGCCCTCGCCGGGCATGTGCACCACTTCCGTTACCTCGGCGCTCACCAAAATCAATTTGGCGGGTATCAGCTTTTTTGTCCCCATGTAGAAATAGGCGCAGGCTCCGTCTGTGGCTTCCTGCACAAATTCCAGCGCCTCGCTGAATACGTCCGTCACGCCCGTCATGGCGTTCAGTCCAATCGTCATGCCAATCTGCGGGCTTTCGCCATACTTGTGCTCCTCGTATTTCTGCTTGTTGCTGTTCTTGGTCGTGGTTTCGCAGCTCCCTTTGATGGTGAAATCCGTAAAACCGCGAATCAAATTGGGCGATATTTCAAACGTGTGCCCGTTCCAGTTCGCAATCGTTGCCATACCGTCACCGCCTTATGTTTTCCAGGGCGCTATCGTGTTTGCCAGCGCCGCCTCATCATTGGTGTTCGGCACATCCAGCACGGGAAGCAGCAGAATTTCGCCCCCGTTGAAAACCGTCTGCCCGCACAAGTCCGGGTTGGCGTTCATCAGGTCGGGCGCGTATTTCTCGTCGCCGTACACGTCCAAAGCGATGCTGTCAAAGCTCTCATTGGCGGCGCAATGATATTGAAGTCCGCTGTAAATAATCATTGATACGTCACCATGCTTTCATAAAGCTGCCGTTTGGCCCACCATTCCTCCATCCATTTTTCCAGCCGCTTCTTGTCCGCCAGCAGCACGCTTTCCACGCCCTGCGCGTTGTCCGCGTGAATGACGGGGGAATACTGTACAGTAATCCCGCTGCCGCTTCCGCTGTTGCCGCTGTCATTCCCGCTGCCGCTGGACGCCGACGAGGGAAGAGTGCTCCAATTCAGGCTCCCGCTTCCATCTGTGCCGCCATCTGCAAACAGCCGCGCCCCGGCGCGTTCCGCCAGGTCGAGAATGGAAAAGCCGCTGCCATACGCAGCGGCCAGAACCAGGTCAAGGGTATTGTCGGTGTGTTCCTCCGGGATGTACCATTCCGGGATGCCCGCCTCTGCGAAGATGGAGGGCCGTGTCTCGCGCCCGCCCTTCGCTTTCAAAGCGAAGGTACGGAAGCTGCCCCCCACGTTCGTCCCGCCGCCTCCCGTCAACGTGGATCGGTAGGTCACGGGATGCTGGTTGGCGTAGCTCTGCATTTCGTTGTAGGCCGCGCTGGCGGCAGCTGCGCCGCCCGTCACGTTTGCCCCTTCCGAAAGGTCGCCCAGCTCGTCGAGCGTTCCCTGGGCCTCCTGGAAAGCCGCATTGGCCGCTTCTGCGGCCCCTTCAACCGTCAGGCTTGTAGACGCGCCCTCGTTCTTTTGTGGCAGTTGAAGCGTCGGCGGGTTGTACATATACTGCACAGCTTCCGTGGTGGGCATATTCATCAGCTTCCAGGCCGCGTAGGTGTCCTTACGGCTTTGGTTTACCAGTCCCCGCGCCACTTCGTCGCCGTCAATCACCTTGGAAAAGTCGAATGCGGCGCTCAGGGATTCCACCATCCGCTTTGCCAGCACGCCCTCCTTTTCGCTCAACTCGCGCTGGTACAAGTAGATTGCGCCCTCGTCGCCAGCGCTAAAGGCTTTGAAGTAGTTCAGCAGATCATTGTCTCCGCCCGTCGCCATGGCGTTTACCATTGCCAGCATGTCCCTTGGCGACATGTTTTCCGGCAGCGTCATGGATTCTTTTTGAGTGCCCTTTAGCCCGATGTAATTGTACTTGTCGAGTACATCTTGCAGGCGTCCGGCCATCACGGTATCGCCAGACGCCACATACTGGGCGATCCTGCGCTGTATTTCCTCCTCACCGCCCAGGCGCTTCACTTCATCCCTGTAATACCTTTCAAGGTCATTGCTTGCTGAACCTCCAAGCCCGGCGAACCCGCGCAATTTGTTGTATTCGCTGGTGTTCATCATGTCCATGGCGATAGACGGGAGAATCGTTCCTTCCTGCATTCGGTCTATCAGATTGCTCCAATAGGCGTCTGCTTCGCTCAAATCTCCCTCGTGCATCGCCACGTCCATGAGGTCAAGGATCATCTGGTCGTAGTTGGCGTAGGTTTCAGCCCGCTTCTTTGCCCATCCTTCGTCCGCTCCGGCAAGTAAGGGCTGGTAATAGGCGTCCAGTTCCGCCCGCTCCGCATCCGTCTGCGCTTCCGCCAGCTTTTGCTCATAGCGGTATTGCAATGCGTAACGGTTTCCTTTGAAGTTTTCCTCCCAGTAGTCAAGCTCCGCCTGTCGCTGTGCGCCCAGGTCGTTGTCGATGAAGTCCATCATCGAATCGTAGGACATGTTCTGCGCTTTGTCCATCAGCATTTTGCGCTTCACAAAATCCTGCTCGCTCTGGGCCTCACGCTGGGCTTCCACAATCTTCTCGTTCAGATCGCGGAAATAGCTCTTGATGTTCTCATACTCCGCTTCGGATAGCTCACCGTCTGCAAACGCGGCGGTGATGGCGGCTTGAAGCTGCTGCCCGATGGCCTCTACCTGCCCGATGTTTTCTTCCTTCTCAGCGTTCAGCTCCGCGATGATTCCGGCGAAAATTTGATTGTTCGCCAAATCCTCGTCGGTATCGTCCTTGCCCCTGAACAGCGCCATCCAGAACTCAGCGCTCATGTCCGCAGAATCCGCAATGCCCTTCTTCACGGCATTTACCATGCTCGTGCCCCAGCCCTGGTATTTCAGCAGGTCAGCCTCGGTAAGCTGCTTTTTTGTCAGCATATCGGAAAGGCTCTGGCTGGAAAACTCCTCGGCGGCAGTTTTGTAGGATGTCACCGAACCGTCAAGCGCACTCTTGAAACCTTCAATGCCTTTCGTGGCCTCGGTGAAATCCGTGTGGATGGCGCTCAGCGTCGCTTTCAATTCCGTGGTGTCCAAATCCATGTCGCCAAAGTTTTCCTTGAACTTTGCTTCCTGGAATTTGTTTGCCGCTTCCGCGAGGGCGTAGATCACAGCCGCCGCCATGGCGATGCGTCCCACGTTCGTTCCGAGGGCATATCCAATGAATCGGAATCCTGTTCCGGCGATAATCAGGCCAGGCCCCAGCGTGGCGATTGCGCCCAGTCCAGCCGAAAGCCCATCAAACACAGCCGGGTCCATACCCTCCATGTTGTCCGCCAGAGTGCCGATCCAGGTTGCGAACCGCTCCACCATGTCAAGGCCGGACGATACGCCGTTGTCGCCGCCGCCGCTTGCCAGCAGGTCGATTACCTTGCCAAAGTTGGTTGCGATGCTCTCCACCTGCGGCGCAAGCTGTTCGCCCACGAGCTGCTTTAGGCGTTCCACCTTGCTTTCAAAGGTTTCTACGCTGCCGGTCAGGCCGCTCATCATGGTTTCAGCCGCGTACTCGCCGTAGCCGTTCGCGTCTCCGCCCATCATCGCGTCATACAGGCCGTTGTAGCCCTTGGAGGCAGCGTTCAAAAGGGTAATCGCCTCGGTGATGGTTCTGGTGGGGAAAATGGAACCCAGAATTTTCAAGCTGTCCTGGTTCGTGGTGATGTTCTCATACCCTCCGGCGATGTCGCCAAGGCTCATATACAATTCGCGGTAGATGTCCAGTACGGGTTTCAGGTTTCCCTTCTGGTCGAATGCGGAGAACCCATGGGCTTCCAACTGAGCGTTGGCTTCCGCCAGCGCCACATCGTCCACCAGATCGGCCAGTTCGTCGCTGGATGCTCCGAGCTGTTGGAAAGCGTCGTTGGCCTTTTTGGTCGGGGCCACAAGGCGCATCATACTGTTTCGGATCAAGGTGCCCGCCTCCGCGCCCGTCGCGCCCGCGTCGTGCGTCACGGCGATCAACGTCAGAAGTTCTTCCTTGTTCCTGGCAAATCGCATGGTGCTGCCCATGCGCAGCATGGCGTCGCCGAAGGAACGAACGTCGCCCGCGCTGCTGTTTGCGGCAAACGTCCACTCGTCCACGAACTGCGTCACATCGCCAAATTCCAGGCCAAGGCCGTTCACGCTTTTGATGATGTAGTCCACACTCTCGCTCAAGTCCAGTCCGCCAGCCTGCGCCAGCTTCATAGCGGCGGGAATGCCGTCCAGAATCTTATCCAAATCCCAGTTGGCGTGCGCGGCCTGGGCAATGGCGTTCGCCACATCGTCCGTGTGGAAGATGGTGCTTGCCGCCCATTCCGTCGCCTGCGCGTCAAGCTGCTTCATCACGCCTTGCAGCGCCTTTGTGCCTCGCCCGTAGGTCGTGGAAAGGGCCACTTCCGCGTCCAGCATACTGTCCTCGTAGCCGCGGTAAACCTCAACGCTTTCCTTGCCGAAGTTGATGAGCTTCTGGCTCACTTCGTCAATCGTGCTGCCCATGTTGATAAGGGCCGTGCCGATTCGTCCGAAGGAATTATCCACGCGCCCGCCGATCACGACGAATGCGTTCAGCGTCTTTTGCGCCATCGTGTCACCGCCCTTTCATGGCGTTTATATGTCTTTGCGCACCTTGCCAAGGATCATGCCCCGGCCATCCGGGAACATGAAGTAATTCACAAGGTCGCCCACGTAATACTCGTTCTTGTCCTCGCCGGTGTCCGCGTCCTGGTGTTCATTCACATAGGCGCTCGTCGGCTCCATCCAGCGGGAGATCAGGCCGTCCCTGGTGGAGCTTTTCACCTTGTACAGGTATCTTTTGGGTTTACTGTCCGGCTTCTTATCGCAGATTTCCCCGCGCTCAAAGCCCACAACGCCGGTGCTTTCGCTCTTATCCATGCCGTCACCCGATCCCATTTACACAGCGGTACATTTTCGCCTTGGTGCGTCCGTCCAAAAGGTTTTGCTCAACCTCATGGATCAGCCATTGGCCCGCCGCGTCCGTATTGCTTTTCACGTCCACGCGCACCATGGCCGTGTACCCTGGGTTGAAGTCCATTTCGATGTTCAGGATTTCGCTTTGCCGGTTGTGCATCAGCAAGATTCCCTTGGCCCAGCGATAGGCCATGGCGTCATTGTCCACCGGAATATCGGTGAGCACTCTGTTCTGGCCCTTGGCGTTGCTGTCGCGGGCAATGCCGCTTCCAAACATGGTCTTGATCTGCACGCTGGCCCAGCTCAAATCTCGCCGGTCTACGTACTGGCTGTCCAGTTGATCGTCGTTCAATTCCAGCTCGTGCATGGCCGGTAGTCCCTGCGCGTACTTTACGCCGATTGCGGTATAGTTTCCGTTCAGGGTTTTCAGCACGGCCCCTTCCCGGTTCACGAGCTGCTCCATGAATACGGGGGCGCTCATGTTGTCCCGCAGAAGATACTCGTATGTGATGCCGCCGCTGACGCCGTGCTGCCTCGCGCCCATGCCGCATTCGCCCGCGCATGTTCCCATGATGGCGGCAAGCGTTTTTTTCTCAAACGCCTGCCACCGCTGGGGAAAAGGCACGCTCTTGGAAGCCGTGGCGAAAATGCGGTAAGCGCCGTCCTCTGGCACAATGGTATTCAGATACATGGTTTTCGTGTCGTACCCGCTCCGCAAAACCTGTATCCGCTCATTTTTCTGTGTGTTCCAGTTGAACCACTTGTCCGCGTGATCCACCTTCAAATTCAGGCAGTCGCTTTCTCCGCCGCTCACATCCCGGCATACGCATTCGATGATGTCTACATCATCCGTGATGTCCCTGCCCTCATAGAGCAGCGTCAAGTCTCTCTGCACCTGCGCCACGCCGCGTCACCTCCGTTTCCGCTTGGCCTTGCGCGGCTTGGGCGGTTTCCCTGCGTTCCTCGCTTTTTCCGCTTCGTTGGCCCTGCGCTCATAAACAGCGCAGATGGCCTGCCAGGTTTCATAGAACCGCAGTATGGGCATATTCAGGTAATCCGTTACTGAGGTTCCGCTGTTGATGGCCGCGTCCACTAATCTTTCGAGATATTGTTGCTTCCCGCCTGGCCGGACGCGTTGTAAAAAAGTTTCGCCATCCTCATTGCCGCCGTGAAGTCGGCGCCGCTCAGCCGATTCTTGATGTCCTTTGCGTCAAAAAGGCGCGTGAGCTTGCCGCCATCCTCCACAAAGGGGGCGCATTTCTCCGCAGCGGCGGCAAACAGGGCCATCGCCTGCGCGTTCGTGATGGCGAATATATTGTTCACAGGCACCTCGTCCAGCGCGTCCATCATCTCCGCGCCGGTCAAAGCGCAGAAGTCGAAAGCGATTTCATTCACGTCCTGGCTGTGCGCCCGGAACGGAACCATCAGCTTCATTTTGCCTTTGCACAGCTTCCGAAGCTGCTCAATGGGATCGTCCATCGGCTTCTCTTCCTTGGTTTCTTCCTCGTTCATTTCGCCCTGTTCTTCTTCGTCAAGCAGGGCGTCCGCTTTTTTCTCCATGTCTTTGTCCGCCATGGTGTTTCCCTCCTGATTTGTCGAAAGAACCGGGCCTCCGCGTTATGCAGAGGCCCGGTAGATGGGATCAGTCAAGCAGGCTGGAAAGTCTGCTGGAATAATCCACGCCATTGATGCGGATGATGCCCGCCATGCTGTCGATCAGGGTCGTAACCTCGCCGCCGATCTCCTCCTCATAGCGCAGTACGGAATACTTCTCCGTGCTGCCGTAGGGGTTATCGGTTTCGATGCTGCCCTTCTCGGTGCTCTTGTGAGCGCCGCGCACGCGAATCTTCACCATCTCCAGGTCAACCTCGCCCAGGGCGGTGATGTAGTTCTGGCGGGCAATACGGCCCTCAATCTCGTGCAGGCCAGGGGTAGCCAGGCCCGCGCAGTTGGTGCCGTTGTTGTGGGCAATTTCAAACTCCATCGCGTTAAAGTGATAGATGTTCGGGATGTCCACGTCCATCACCATGCCAGCGGCTTTCACGCTGGTCGTGGGGTGTTCGATGGTCGGCGGGGTGAAGGAGGTAATGTCCTCGCATTTCCTGCCGTTGTCAATAAGCCGATGATCCTCAACATTGCAGCGTACATTCTTAGGCATTTTTCTTTCCCTCCTTTACGCCACTTCGTCCATGGCCGCGAAGTAAACTTCAAAGCCATCATCAACCCAGTTGGCAATAGCGGTCAGGCTCTTGGCAAGCGGGGTGTTGGTCACGTTGAACAGGATTCGGAAGTCGCCGCTGTAAACGTCGCTCCGGGCCTGCTTGCTGGCGTCCAGCTGCACCTTGCCGTAGGTCAGAGCGCCGATGCCCAGCAGAGCGTCAACGCGGGTCTGCTCCTCAGCCACGATGGATTTCAGATCATTCACCGGCATGGGCTTGTCGATGTTGATGTTCCTGCGGTGCTGGAAGTCGTTGGTCAGGTAGTAAAGCATCATCAGGCACGTGTCGTTCACGTTGATGGTGGTGCCGTCCGTCTGGTTGTAGGAACCGGCGAACATGCCCCAAATGGCCCAGCGTCCGCCCACGTATGCCGCGCTGTTGATGCCGTTGGCGTTCAGGCAGCGGTTGATAACCTCGTCATCATACACGCGGCCCACCACGTTCTCGGAGAAGTACAAATCCTGGATGATGCTGCAATCGGTGTTGGAACCGCTCATGTACGGGATGCCGTTGTTCTGGATCAGCAGCGCCTGGAAGTTTGCCGCGTTGAGGACGGACAGGTGATAGGTCTTGCCGTCCGTGCCCTTCGCCAGGGGGAAGAACACGCTCTCATTGTCGCGGTTGTAGCCGTTGGCAACCTTCCAATCCGGGGCGGTCTGCAAGGTGATGGCGGTTCCGTCCGTGGTCAGGATGGGCATGTCCACGAACATCCAGGCATTCCAGTGCTTGGAAATCTGCTGGCTGTTCTGGTAAAGGGCGTTGTGCACGTTAGGGATCGAAGAGAAGCCGGGGGCCAGCAGGAACGCCGGAATGTAGCCGGTCACGTTGTACACGTTCTTCACAGCAAAGATGCCGGTGTTCAGGCCGTAGTCATCCGTGGAGCCAATCACGTTGGATTCGGTCACGGCGCTGGGATCAACCTTGCTCCAGGTAATGGACAGCGCAGCCGTGCCCAGGGAACCCTTGGTTTTCTCCACGATGTTGATGACCTTCTTGGTGAAGTCATAGCTCACGGTGTAGTGAGTGCCCTTCACAAGGGTCGTGCCGTCGCTTACCACAACCAGCGTGTCGATGATGGCGTCCTCGGCGTTCACGATCTTCACGCGCCCGTTGTCGGGGGTGAGGGTGGCGCTTCCGCCCGTTGCCTTGCGGTGCAGGGTGGGGTCAAGCACGTTGATGAAAACCAGCGGCCCCACGTTGTTCAGCTCGAAGTGAACGTGCATGGCCTCGCACAGCGTGTAGCTGGCCCAGTCATCACTATACCCCAGGTATTTGCGGGCGTCGGCGATGTTGTTCACCAGGATAGGCACATTCACATTGGCCGCGCCGCCCTCCACCTGGTTCACAGGCGCGGTGCCGATGTACACGATAGCCTGCTTGGTTTCGCCCTTCCTGCTGAAAGAAAGGCCGTCCGCAATGATTTCGCTTCGCGTACCGTGCTTGAAATCAGGATATTCAGCCATTGGGTTTTAACCCTCCTTTGTCATTTAGTCCAGTCCGTCCAGCAGCCTTGCGGCTCTGGTGGGTTTTCCGTTGTCGTTTCCTTGGTTCGCGTAGCACTTGAACTCCACGTTCAAAAAGCCCTGGTAAAGCGGCCTCCTGTCCTGGATGTACGCCTGATCGGAATACAGCGAATACATGAAGTTATCGTCCTCCAGCACAAGGTCGGTTCCCGGAACAGTTCTCTCCCGCAGAATCAGCTCCATCGCGTCATCCATCCATTCAACCAGCGTTTGCAGGCCAGGCTCCGTGCCGTCTTTGAGCAGGCTCATGTCCGGGTGTCCTGCATCCATCCCGTCAGCGAATCCGGGGTATCTAACGCCCGGTTCGTAGATGCTGAACAGGATTTGCAGCGTAAGGCTTTGCCCCATGTCCTGCGATCTGCTGATTTTCTGGTATCGGTCAAACCGATGTTCCTGCGTGTAGCGCACATAGGCGGCGTTCGGCATGATGGTGATGCTCGGCGCAATGCTGATTGGGTCGCGCGAATCCACTTTGCCCGCCTCGCTGGGCCGCGCCGGTTGCCAGGCGAGGAACACTCTCGGCTCTGCCATGGTAAAGTCCGTGATGTTCGGCCCGTATATGGCGTTCTGGCCCGTGCTGGGCTTTGGGCATTTGAACTCTCTGCCCCGGCACAGCTCCATCTCAAAGAAAGCCTTGGTCTTTCGCAGGCGTTCCCATGTCCTCACTCCATCACCCCCTTTGCCCATCTGGTCGTCAGCAGGATTTGCTTCATGCCGATGGCGTCAATCACGTCAAGCACGCGCATGGGCACGCCGTCGTATACGATTTGCTCATTGGGCTGTGCCCGCGCTGGCAGGCTGTCCTCTGGCACAAACAGCACCTTGTCCACCATATCCACGTCCCAGGATATGTCGTTCACATTGTTGTTTTTGCGTTTCAGAGCTTCCGTATCATCAGGCACGCAGGTAAAGGCAATGCCGTTCCACGTGTGCGTTTCCGCGAAATGATCCGTGTTCATGAAGATTTTGTGGTTGTCACGAAGAATGCGGTCTTTCAGCGCCATTACTTACCACCGGCGCTCTTGCCCGCCTTTTCCTTCGGTTCGTTCTCGGCGGGAGCGGGAACGGCCTTGCCCTGCTCAACGAGGCGCACGGCATAGCCGGTTTCGTATTCCTCTACCTTGCCGGTTTTGAGAATCTTTACCTTCACTTGGCTTTCCTCCTTCCGCCATTCTTCGGGGCGGGCGCTTCCTCGGCCTTGTCGTTCACCATGTCAGGCGTCATTTCCAGCTCCGGCAGTTCCTCGTCCTCGTCCGTTTCTTCGCCGCTCGCATCGTCCGCGTCCTCGCTGTCGGCTTCGGATTCCGTGCTCTGATCCTCGTCCGTCCCGTCAGGTTCAGAGGCGGGAGCGGGCTTATTCTCGTCGGCGCACACGCCCAGCACGTTATCCCTTACCAGTTCATTCAGCTTTTCTTCGCCCAGCGCCGCCGCCTGCTTTTCCGTCAGCACTTCGCCAACGGAGATAAAGCCTGTGGCCGGGCTGGCCGTATTCACTTTCGCGTAATACTGCATTGCGTAACCTCCTTAAAGCCGCGCGGGCGGTTTCAAATGCGAAATCGCCCGCGCATTTCATTGTCAGACTGTGCCGGTGAGTACCTTCATCACGGCCCACGCGCCCACGTTTTCAGGAACGATGGTGGGGCGGCTCACGAGGCGGGTTGCAATGCTGTCGCTGTTGCTGCCGCCGATGCGGAAGGGTACTTCCTTCTTGATGTAGGTTTTCACCTGGGCGCTCTCGTCCAGGCCCGTTACCTTGGTGATGGGGCCGTGCATGAACTTGAGAGGCTTGTTCCGGCTGGAACCGGCGATCACATAACCGCTGGGGATGATGGGCTTCATCACGCGATCCTCGTCCAGGAACTTGCCGCTGTAGCTCACCATCAGCACGCCGTCGCTGTTGTAGCCCAGCACGCGCACGCCCTGGCCGCGATACTTGGTGTTGATTTCGCCCATGTCCACATTGCGCATGTCCAGCGTTTTGCAGAACTTGCTGTTGTCGATCATGCAGTCGAACACGTCAGGGGCCATCACAAGGATGTCCACTTCGCCCAGGCCGTCATAGACCAGATCGAACACCTGGCGCATATCGTAGTCGATCTTCGCGCCAGCCTGATCCCACTTGGTCGTAGGCACGTAGTAGTTGGTGAAGCCGAAGTTGGCAAGCATACTGGCTTGCTTCTCCACGCCCTCGGCGGTGTAGCGGCGGATGGCAAGCTGGCCTTTCAGCAGGGCTTCGCGCACCATCCAGTTGCGCCGGTTCTGCACCATGGCGCGAAGGTGGGTCAGGTCGCGGGCCAGAATGCGCTTGGCCCGCTGTTCGGGGGTCATAGCGCCCATCACGTTCTCGCCGAACATGCGGGTGCTGATGTCATCCAGCGTCACCACGCGCTCCGGCGCGATGGTGGAGAATTTCACCTGCCGCATTTCGTAGCCCTCGCGGTTCACGGCCACGCCGCCCGTGCCGGGCACGACGAAGGGCGCAAGGCCGGTCTGAGCGCCCTTGCGATAATCGTACATGGCGCGTTCGTCCTCGCACAGTTCGCCGTCAGCGGCGAAGGTGTCAGAGAGGAAAGTGTAGGGGCGGGGCATCTGCTCAATGGCTTTCAGCATCACCGCCGTGGTAAAAAGATCAAAGTTCGCAGGCATCTTTCATTCCTCCATTCTCATCAGGTCGTGGCCTTGAAGTGGGCCTTCACGGTCACGGCGCTGTCGCCGATGGTGAACTTGTTGCTTTCAACGGTCACATCGCCGCTCACGACCTCCCAGTAGTCAAGGGCGTAGTTGCTGGCCGGGGTGGCGGTCAGGGTCACTTCCGTTCCCTTGGTGCCGCTGGCGGGGCTGGCGCTGCCGGTGCCGTGGCCGTCATTGGTCACAGTCACGCTCACAGTCTTAGTGTTGTCCGCTGTCACTTCGCTCTCGCTCCAATCGTCCATCGGGGCAAGCTCGATGTTCTGGCCGCGCAGCACAACGGCGTGGGCGGCAGTGATGGCCTTGTATTCGCTGCTGTCGAGATACAGCACCTTGCCCGCGATAAACACGCCCTTGCGATACGCGGCGGCGGCAGCGGCCACGGTGGCGCTGGCGTCGCTGTTAACGTCCTGTGCCAGCACAACCAGGTTATTAGCGGCAGAGATGTTCGCGGTCGCGGCGGGGGCGTAGAATGCGCCGCTCTTGCGGTACATCACCGCGCCAGCAGGAATCACGCCATTTCCGGGTTCAACGGAGATAGCAACCTTCGCCTCGGCATCTTCGCCGCCCTGGCTTTTCAGCAGGTACTTGGGTTCAACCGTACCGATGGTTCCGAAAAGGTTTTCCATGATTTCATCCTCCTTTTCTTACATCATGGCCGTCGCGTCGAAGGAAACGTCCTTCGCCAGATCGGCAATGTCCTTGGCGGCTTTCTTGGCCGTCTCTTCGGGATCGTCGTGATCCTTGCTGTCGCCGCCGCCCACGTTATTGGCAGGCTCGGTTTCCTTGGCTCTTGCTTCCAGGTATTCCTCGCCCTCCTTCTCCTGGGCTTCGACTACCTGGGCCAGGAAGTCCTCAACGCTGGTTCCGTCCGCCTTGGCCTTCTTCGCCATCTCGGCGTACTTCCCGCCTTTGAGGGTCAGTCTGTCGATGCGCTGAATCCGCTCACGCTCGGCGGTTACGGCCTGCTGGGCGATTTCCTGCGCAAGCGTCGGGTTCTCCTGTCGGAGCTGTTCGGCAGTTGCGTCTCTGAGTTCCATGTGGTTCACTCCTTCGTGATTATTTTCAGTCGGGCTATCGGCGGCAACTGCCGAACTCCCGTTACTGACAGGGGGATTGTTGTTTTTCTGGGCTGTGCGGATGGGATGATCCGGCGCGTGCTCGTAGCAGGCCCGCATCAGTTCCATTTCCTCCGCGTCCAGAGCGCAGGCGGAAAGCTCAATTTCTTCCTCGTCCGGCCCGGTGATGATCTCGTCCACAAATCCGGCTTCCTTCGCTTCCTCCGCGCCGTACCAGGTTTCCGCTTTCATCAGGGCAAGGCACTCGTCCTGGGTCTTTCCCGTGCGCTCCGCGTAGATGTCGGCCATATCCTTGTCCGTCTGCATGGCACTGTTGTACGCGGAAAGAAATTTGTCCGCGTTGCCATACGCGCCGCCAGAGCAGCGGTGGATCATGAACTCACCGCCCTTTGCCATGCGCACGGTAGCGCCGGGCAGGCAGGCGATCAGGGTAGCCGCGCTGTCGCAGCAGCCCTCAATGTCGATGCGCTTTGTGGCCGGGTGCTTCATGAGCGCCGTGCGGATGGCGATTGCTTCCGTCACCACGCCGCCAGGGCTGTTGATGCGCACCGTGATTTCGTCCACGTCCATTTCATCCAGCGCCTTGATGAAATCGTTGCTCGTCACGGTTGGGTCATCATCGCCATAGCGATAGGGGAAGATTGCGCTGTACACGGTCACTTCGCCCTTGCGGTTGCCCAGCGTTCGCGCCGTGGCAACCAGGCGAAACTCCTTATTCCTCGGCATTTGGTGTTCCCTCCTTCGGTAACGCCGCGTTCTGCGCGGCAATCTCGCGGCCTCGCTGCTTCATGTTTTCAAAGAAATTGCTGCCGTTATATTCCATGGCCTCCTGTTCGCCGGTGGAAATGCCGGTTTCCATGCGGATTTTCGCCGCGTTGGCTTCCTGTACAGGCTGCACATGGCCCTGGCTTGTGCCGATCCATTGGCAACCGCACCAGGCATCCCGCACAGCCGGGTCATCAAAAAACCCTGGGGCTTCAATGCGTCCCAGGGCCACGGCTTCCGCAAGCCATTGCTCGTATATCGGCTGGTTAAATCGGTCAATGAAGTGCTGGCGGTATCTCCGTACCACCTTCCAGAAGTCGAGCATGGCGCTTCGGCTGGCGGTGTAATTGTGATCGTAGCGGTGCATCAGCACTTCGTATGGAATCTCCATGCTGCTGCCGATCATCGTCACCACTTCGGAAACAAAGCTCTCAAAGGCGGTGGGGGCGCGGTTTACGCCCACGTGATCCACCTTCTTGCCGGGTGGCAGCTCGTACACGTTGCCATTGCCAAGCTCAATGTGCAGGCTGTCATCGGTTACTTTATCTTCCTCGGCGATGCTGTCGTTGATGCTGTCGTAGCTGTCATCCTGCGTGCCGTCGTTGGTGATGAATACAGTCAGCATGGCCGCGACCAGGCTTGCGGCCAATTCGCCGTCCATGTAGCGGTCAAGCTGTTTCACCTGCTCGATCATCCCGCTTACAAACGGGATTCCCCGGTGCTGTTCCGGGCGCTCAACGGTCATCAGGTGCAGCACATTGGGCATCCCGGTATCTTTTCCGAAAGCGTCTATGTGGTCCCAGGTGATTTCGTCCGGCGTCTCGTCTGCCAGCGGGTGGTAGGTGGCGATGTGGTATCTCGTCACTTCGCCGTCTTTGTTGATTTCGATGCCATCCACAATGCGCCCGCCGTTGTCGGTGTTCTGCGCTTCGCTCTCGCCTGTGCTCTCCGGGGTACTCACCCTGTCCGCCTCAATCAGGCGGATCACAAGCCGGTATGGGTTGCGCGGATTCGGTTTCGCGCCGAACAGCGCGAACACGTCACCGCTCACCAGCATGGATCGGAACGCCAATTCCTGCATTTCCCAAAATGTATTCTGCCGGGTGGCGTCGCACATGGTGCTTTTTGCCCACAGGCTGAACTCTCTAAGCGCCGCCTGCTGCCATTCCTCGGCGGCTTCGTCGCTCATGCCCAGCAGGGCCGCGTCAATCTTGGGCTTTGGCCGGATGCCCCAGCCCACCACGTTTGTTACCATCGTGGCGGGTGCGCCGCGCCCCAGCCCGCCGCCCGCGTACAGGTCGCGGGCGCGAATGCGAAGCGTCGATCCTTGCAGGTCGATGTCATCTTCCGCACTGCCGCCCCCGGTGATCCATCCGATCAGGCTGTTTTTTGTTTTGCTGGCTCCGTGGTAGTGGTAGCCGCTGGCGCTGGCCGTCTTGGCCGCGTCAAGCACTTCCTGAATGCGTTCCCGCTTCTCCTCGTCCAGCCGGGCCTTATACAGGCCCACGCCGCGTTCCGGGTTGAATAAGCTCACCATGCGCTCACGCAGATTCATAGGGGAGGACAGGACGCTTTTCTGTTTTTCTTCCATGCGTTATCACTCCTTTATGTATCGCGGAACACCACGGCCACGCTGCGCGGCGGTGTGGAGCCGATCTCATATTTTCTCAATTCGCCGGAGAAAAAGTTCAACATATCCTGCGCTTGTTTCAGGCTGAAAAACTTAACGCTCCGGCTCCCGATGGTGTATTCCTGCGCCTGCCCGCTCACCAGGTCAATCATGGCCTGCTTGCATAGCTCTACCATGTCTTTGCATTCCTGGTAGGAAAAGGCGTAATTTACGTATCTCCCGTTCACATACGGCATCGTTCCACCTCCCGTCAAATCTTGATGCCGCTGGAAATCAGCCCCTTGGGCCGCTTCGGCCTGCCGCTGGTGTCGGCGGGCTTTATCCTCGCTTCTCCGTACAGCCTCCGCTCGAAGGAATCCAGATCAATCTTGAATCCCTTGAAAGCGCAGCGGGCGTAGTTGCAGCAGTCCAGCGGTTCATTGCGCTCGTAAACCTTTACCCACTCCATCACGTAGGAGCCGCGCTTCTTTACAGGGCGCTCAATTTCGGAGATCAGGCCCCGGAAATAGAACTCGTCATAGCCCGCATCCTCATTGTCCGGGTAGTGCATATAGCGTTTGCCCGGCGTGGTCACGCCTGCGTTATAGAGGATTTCACGCTTGCCCGCGTACACGTTCAGCAGGAAAAGGTTCAGCCCTTTCTTTGTGCTCTTGGTATGCCGAACCAGCGTACCCGTCTCTTTGTTCTCGCCTCGGATGGGGTAGATTCGTTTCATGCGCCGCTGGTTGCAGTGCTCAACCACAGCGTCGTAGAAGTGTCCGCCAGCGTCCATGAAGGTTACGGCGGCTTTCATGGTCTTGCCGTTTTCCATGCGCCACTCCCGGTCAAGCAGGGCGTCCACTTGTTCCCAGGTTTCCTCCTCGTCGGCCCGTCCGGGAATCACGCCGTACTGAATGCCCCAGCTTTCGTCGTTGCGGCCCCAGCCCTTCACTTCGTATTCCAGGCGGTTGTCCTGTGTATCAATCCCGATGGTGATAACCAGCACGCCGTTTGGCACTTCCGCATTGTAGTGTTCGCGCCGCAGGAACATAAGCTCCGGCACGGCGCTGGCTTCCTTATGCTCGTAAGGCAATCCCAGCTCCAGGTTGTAAAAGGTTTTCAGCATTTCGGGATCGTCTTTGCTGTCCAGAAACTTTTTGCACTCGTTCTTCCAGTCGGCCCATGGAGAAACAAAGGCGTTCAGGTGGAAGGATCGGTGCCCGCGCTTCAAGGCGTCCGGGTTGTGCGCCACCCACTTTGCCGGGGCGCGTTTCACTTCCCATTCCTCCATCGTCTCACCGCACACGGGGCAGCGCCACACGGCGCTCGTCACGTCGTATTCCTTCTGGTTCCCGTTCACGATGGTTTCGGTTTTTTCAAACCGTATATCGTCAAACAGGATCGGGCTGTGCTCCCCGCAATGCTTGCAGGTTACTTCCCATTCCTCCTGTGTGCCGTGCATGAACTCGCGGTATATCCGGCTCGTCGCCTTTAATGTCGGCGTGCTGGTGCACACCCGCTTGGCGTTGGTTCCGAAGGTCTGCGTGCGCTTCTTCGCCAGGGAAACGGGGTCGCCCTCCACGCCTGCGCTGGCCGGATAGCCGTCCACCTCGTCCATGAAAAGGAATCGGATTGGGCGGCTTTTTAATCCGCCAGGCGACATTGCGCCTGTCATGCTGATAAAACCGCCAGGGAATTTCTTCATGCGGATGGTGCTTTCGTTTCCGCCAAACACCTTTTCCCGCAGAACAGGCGTCGCCTCGATGTCGGGCGCAAGGCGCTCTTTGGAATAGTTGTCCGTGTCATCCTCGGCTGGCATCACCAGCAGGGAGGGCCCCGGCCTCTGGTCGATCACGTAGCCCATCATGTTTGAGAGCATCACGGTTTTACCGATCTGTGCTCCCGTCATGAAGGTCACGTCGTGCACGCCGCGCTGGGAGAATGCGTCCATCATTTCCCGCTGGTAGGGCGCTCTGTCCGTGTGCCACTTGCCCTGTTCGCTGCTCCCGCTTCCGGCCAGACGTCGGTACTTGTCCGCCCATTCCGAAACGGTCATGTCGCTGAGCGGCTTAAACATGCTGAGCGTCATGCGCTTTAGCTCGTTCAGCGTCATTCTTCGTCCTCCTCTGCGTCGCCAGCGGAATCTCCTGCGTCAGGAAGCGGCATAGAGGAAAGCAGGCTTTGCGCGTCTCGCACTTCGCGCTCAATCGCCGCCTCGATGATGTCAGGATCGCCGATCATCACAAGCGATGGCGCAAGTTTGCTGGGCAGGCTGTTGAATCGTTCCGCCACCGTCGCCGCAATCTGGCTCCAAATCGGCGCAAGCTCTGTAATGGACACGTACTCGCCTTTCAGCTTGGAAACCTCAATCTTGGTTTTTTCCATCTTCACGGCCTCATGCTTGGCCTTGATGGAGGATAGTTCCTCGCTTTCTTCCTCGGTGATCTGCGCGTTGTACGCCACCCATCGTTGTATGAAAAGAGCGAGGTCAAACTTTTTTTCGTCTGCCTCGCTCTTTACGAACAATTTTTGATTGCTGGGCAAAGCCGCGTCAATATCATGCAATCGCCGGTAACTGTACCCGGCCAGGCTTGCCAGCTCTTTTTTTGTCAGGGCCAGGTTCATATCAGCCGCCCCTTCCGAACATGAACATAAAGTTATGTTCAAGCCGATTTCCGGCAATGGCCAATATCCTTTCCTGCACGTCATCCGCGCTTCTGTTGAGCGGCATCTGCGGCACGCCCAGGCCCACCACGCGCACAATGGGAAGCCTCTCTTTCGAGCGGCGTGTAAATGCTACGCCGCGTGCCATAAACGGGGGATTTCCCCCTTGGTTCTTCATCGTCGCTGGAAGGGTGCTCGTGCCGCCGCGTACAATGCTTGCTCTCACTCTGCCGCCTCTGACCCAGTTTGCGGCAAACCGTCCGCCGATGCTGCCCTTGTGCCCGCTCAGGGGAATGGTGCACGTCACTGGGGAAGAACCGCCAAAGGTGAGCCTGTAATTACCGATCTGGCTTCTTACCCAGTCTCGCGTAACTGCGTAGTCCTGCACAACCTCTCGTGAGATGATTGTCCGGCTTCGCTGGCCCACTTCGCGGAATGTTCGGTGTAATAGCTGCTCAAACTGCGATCTTGTCAGTACACCGCGCATCATGTCAATCGTGCGCTGCACGTCGCTCATGTCCACGCTCAGATATGCCCCGCCGCCCGAAACAAAGCTCCGCATGTGTCATTCCTCCTTCCCGGTTATTTCGCAAATATGCGCCCCCGCCAGCGCCAGGAGGTGGGCAGGGTGAAAAAACGAAGCCCCTGCCGCTTTTGTCCCGCGTAACGCCAGCTTTTCAGCCCTGCGCCGCCCACAGCTTTCCACAAAAATAGCGGCAGGCCCAATGGCTTGCCGCTTCCTACCTCTTGCGATGGTAGCATTATAGCATGATCCCGTGTTTTTTGGGTACACTTTTTTGAAATTTAATAATTTTGTAATATCTCATGTCCGCAATATGTAGCGTTCGGGCCATTCAACGTGTGCCATATCTTGTGCTTCCTCGATGCAGGCGCACAGCCCGTCATACATCCTGCGCCGCATGTTCAGCCGGGTCATGATCTCCTTGCGCGTCATGCCCAAAACGTACTTCATCGTGACAAAGGTTTTCATTTCCCGCACCGGAATGGCGTTCAGTATATCCTCGGCCTCTTTCAGCTCCATGCACAATCCGGGCAGCTCCGCCCGGTATTGTTCCTCAATTTCGCCGATGTCAGCCAATGGTGCGTCGAGGCCCTGGGGCACGCCGTGTCCTCCCGGCATCCCGGTTAGCTTCTGCGTCATGTTCCAAAGCCTGTCTTGCAACCACATTCGTTTCTGTTCCGTGCAGCTTACGTCCTGCATGGTATACAGCACACGCGAAAGCAGCGGAATGTCCTTATTCCGAACCGGCACAGGTTCCCGAAATCCCTTTGTCTCGCTCATATTGTCCTCCGTCAAATGCGCGATCAATCGCGTATTTTGTCGCGCTCACCAATTATTCTCCATGCGTCCATTCCGGCCCATGGAAGCCTGTGTGCAGGCATATGGTTGACGCAATCTACGCCTAAACATAAAAACTGCATGAATTGAGTCGGGTTAAGTGCGGTCTGGTCAAGGAATTGGCCTAATATCTCCACATGTGCTGGCGACATATTGTGCCGTTCCACGCACGTGTCTTTCGGGCTTTCTTGCTCGTAAGCCGCTACTTGCACAAGATCAAATCGTGCGTCCATTGTCCTGCCTCCACTTTCGCATCCGTTTCTTGATGTTCGCCCCACACTCCGGGCAGAACCGCAGCTTGTAGCCGTAGTTTGTCAGCGTCCCGCCCTCTCGCATATTCGGTCCTTTGTAGGTCACGCTCACCAGCGCCGCCTCATACTCATAGCGGATATGCGGGTACTGCTCATGAAACTTCGTGTCGGTCATATACTTGCATTTCAGCGTTTCGCAGAAATCACAGGTCAACGCTCCCTCTCGGCTTTCCACAAGGCTTCACCTCCTTGCACTCTCCGCGCACGCATCCCGGCCCGGCGTCCGCAAACAGTTCCGGCGCTTCCCCCATGCACAGGCCGAGCATCCTGTCGGCCAGCTCCCGAATCTCCCATTGTGCCCGGTTGCAGCACCGTAGCGAGAAGAAGTGCCTAAGCTCCCTGGCGTTCATCGTCAGCACAAGGTTTGTCTGCGCCGCCTGGGGTGTGGCGTACCGGGCATCCTCTTTTGGTATGCCCTGGTCAACCGCGTATCGGTAAAAGCTCTTGATCCGCGTCATCAGGCTTTCCCATTCCCGCATCATGTCCGCATTGCCAGCGATGCTCTCCGGCACCACCACGGGCATTTCGCCCATGTCGCAGTACCTTTGGCTCTCCACGCTAAAGCTGGCGATCCTGTGCCGCGTAAGCTGGGCGAGTAGAGCGCGGCTCACACCCTCAATGCGGAAGGTGAACACGACGTGCTCCAACACGGAATCGTGTCCGCTCGTCATTGCGTGTGTCAGCGCCTTGTCTATTTTGTAGCTCCGCGTGCAGGTTGCGGCGGCAATGCCTGCCAGCGTTGCGGCGTAGGGCGTGCTTTGAAGAATTTCAACCTTCATTGTCCTTCCTCCTGTAAATAGGTGCAATGGTCGCACCAATGGTCATCCGCTACGGAGATTATATCCCGCGCGTAATACGTGGGCTTGCTCATGCGCCCGCCCGTTATGTGCGTCAGCACTTCCTCATACTGCTGAATGATAAAGTGATATGCTTCCGGCTCGTAGCCCTGCTGCTTTGTTTCCAGCCGGTAATATCCTGGAATATGCCGCAGGAATTGCCAGAAATCAGGAAGCCAGTTCTGAAAGAAATAGCCTATTCTCCACATTGTTTTTCGCCTTCAATCTCTGCAATCGCTCTGAAAAACGGGTAAAACTGGTGGGGGACTACGGCGTTTCCGAGCGCTCTAATTCTGTCCACCCGATCGGGAACCCCATCACATATTCGAGGTATTCCGGGTTCATCGGGCCAATCCGCCCCAGGGGCGTGAGTTCCACCAGCTCCCTTAACAGAGAATGGTAGCACCCCCCCCCGCAAATCTGTGGGCAGCTCCGCCCTTCCAGTCCGTCGCCGTTGGCGTCGGAATCAGGCGGGTAAACATCTGCTCGTAGCCCATCAGCCATTCGATCAAGGCAGGATTCGTGTTCCCTCCGCCGCCGCTGGAAAGGTTCTTCACTTCCTCCGCCGTCATGCGGCCCTCCAGCGCCAGCTTTCGGAGCTGCTGCAAGTTCCCCGTGCCGCCGCATAGCGCGGCCCCCGTAGACGGCGTGGGCCACAATGGCAACACGCTCCCGCTTGTGCGGGGCATCGACACCGCAAGCCGGAATAACAAACGGCTGGACTTCGTAATCTTCGCTTTCCAGGTCAGATAGCACCTGGTCGAGTGCCAGATTGATGATTCCAGGCACATTTTCGCCAAGCACCCACAGCGGGCTAACCTCTCGTATGACGCGAAGCATTTCCGGCCAGAGATAACGGTCATCTTCCTTGCCTCCGCGCTTCCCGGCAAGGGAGAACGGCTGGCAGGGGAATCCCCCGGAAACAATGTCAACTGTTCGTAGCCCTGTTCGCTCATAGAAACTTTCCCCCGTAAGCCCCCGTATGTCCTTCCAGCGCGGCACATTGGGCCAATGCTTTTCAAGTACCTTTGTTTGAAACTCCGCCCATTCGCATTGGCCCACCGTTGTAAACCCTGCCCATTCAGCGGCCAGGTCAAGCCCGCCGATCCCGGAGAACAGGGATAGATGCGTCAGCGCCATGGTGTTCCGCTCCGCTGTTCATCCGTAGGCCGGGAAGTCCAGAAGCGAAATTCCGTACCAAAACCATCTAAGAACAAAGATAAGTCTGCACTTTCGTCTTGCTCAACCAAGCATTGCCAATACCCATTTTCGTAGTACCTAATGATAACAGGCCGAATAATCGGTTCCACTCCGTCCGCCGGATCAGCATATTGTTCCAGCCATGCAACTTCCGCATCTAATGCTTCGGTAATCGTCATTACATGCGGCTCTTGTGCTTTCAGTAGTTCCATGGCATCGGCGTGCAATTTTGCCAAGCACTGGTCAGCGCGTTCGCTTTCGGCAAGATACGGGCAATCTTCCGGACAATGCCCAAGCTGGATCGCCGCGCCATCACAGCGCGTAAAGCCCTTTATCACTTTTTCTCGCAGTTCATCCTTCCGCACGTTCCCTTGCCTCCTTCATCAAGTCAAACATGCTCATCTGCCGTTTGTCCCTTTTCGGTTTCCCTTCACCCTCTGGCTCCCGCCAGGGCCATAATTCGCAGGCTGTCAACTTGCAGCGGTGCACTTCCTTCCGGCTTCCTCCGCTGCATCCCAGGCAATGCCGGTGAATGGCGACAAGCAATTCATCTGGTGTTGGCTTCTTGCTCATGGCGTCACGCTTCCCACGGAAATTCCTGCCTGAAATCCCTGCCCATGATCTCCCGCAGCGATTCCTTCATGAAGACCGGCGTCATCCATGCGCTCTGCGCTTTGTGGACAATCTGGTCAATCCACGCCTTTTCCGGGATGACCTTGCCTTTTCGGTTCCCGGTCTCCGCGCCGACGATGATCCAGCTCGTCTTCGCGATGTCCTCCAGCATCTTCGCGTCCGGCGCGCGCAGCAACGGCTCCACGCTGACGAAGGCGTGCCAGCCAATCGGCCTGTGATCCGGCAGCTCGCGCAGTCCGTCCACAGTGTAGCCGTACCACCATTCGATGGTATTCGGCATCACAATGCCATTTTTGACAAGCTGCGAGTATCTCGCCGGGTTCTTGGTCAGGAACAGATACCGATGCTGTGGAGCGGTGGCGCAGGCGTCGAAGACCTCCCGAATCCATTCATCCGGCACCCAGTCTCCGAACAAGTCCGCCATGCTGCATACAAATATCGTGCGTGGGCGCGTCCAGCGTGCGGGAATATCCAGGCGGTAGCGGTGGAAAGTCGGGGTGAAATCGAATGGATAAGGTTGGATTGCTCCCGCGTTTATTCCTGCTACGCGCATATAGGCGTATGTGTCTGTGTTCCGCACAGGGCGATCAAGGACAGGGTAAGCAACGTCCGGCTGCATGTGGCATCCGAATCTATTCGCCATTCTCCGCGCGTAGCAGTATTCGCACCCGTGCAGACATCCCGTCACCGGGTTCCAGCTTGCGTCGCACCAGTCGATTTTCGTTTTATCGCCCATCCTCATGCCCTCCTGCCGGTATCTTTTCGATTTCCTGCATCACGCCCGCCAGCTCCGCGAATATGCCTCTTGGCTTGTATTCGCCGATTTTGCAGTAGCCCTCGCAGGCTTCCGGCGCTTCCTGATACTCATTCCAATGCTTCCAGCCGTCCACGCCGATGTTTGTGCATGGCAGGAACACACCGTTGCCGTTCTTTGTCTTTAGCCATCGCCGGTCATATCCGTTTTTCCACTTTCCGAAGTGGCAACCGGCGCACATAGGAGCCAGCGGTTCCTCGCCATTTGCCGCCAGCTCTGCGTTTAGCTTCACAGGATCGTCGGGATCGGGCGGAAGCGGCCACACCGTGCGGCCTGTTTTCTCAAACTCTGCCCACTGTTCCTCTGTCGTTCCGCCTGGCACGGAAGGGAACCATTGCCGGTTCATGTTGTCCCACGCCCCTGCGGCGCGTTCCTCTGCTGTTGGCATTTCCGCGCCCCGCCAGTAGCGCACCCTCGGCGCGTAGTTGGTTTCCCTCTGCTTCTCGAAAATATCACCCAGGGTTTCCACGTCCCAGCCCAATATTTCTTTTTCCACGCCCATCATCGCGCCAACCGGGCGCTGAATCATCTTGTCGTACCCTTCAACCTCAATCCACACCTTTTCACCAAAGGCGCATAATTCCTCTACCAGCAGCGGCTTTCTCATGGTGTTGGCTCCCTTCAAAAATTCAATACCAGTTTATCGTCGCAGAAAACGTAATAATCCATGTCGCACATTCTGCATCCGCGCACATAATCGCACACGGCTTCATAGCAGTCCTGCGGCGTTCCGTATTCTTCTGCGGTGTATTTTAGCTGCCGGAACTGCAAATGCCCCGGTGTGCCAAATGGCATGACCACTTCCCAAACATGCTTTTCTTCTGCCATTTCCGGGCGGAATTTCACAAAGTCATCCTTGCTGATCTTCAAGCTGTTCACCCGCTTTCACGATCTCCCGAATCTTCGGCTGGATGTGCTCAACGAAAATGCTCACGATCCGCTTTTCCCCTGCCGTAAAATCTGTCTGCACCAGCTCAAAGGCCATATCAATTCCCAGCTCGTCGTCGCTGTTCCAGTCCTCTACCACGCGATACGCCATGTCGATGTTGTGCTCCACGTCGCAATCGAGCAGAGCAAAATCAAAGTCCTGCATAGCACCGTCGATCTCGTCCTTTTCCATGTCCATTTCTTCCAGCCATTCCCGCAATTTCGCCTTTGTGGCCTCAATGTCCACAACGCTTTCAGTAAACAGCTTGTTGAGCAGGTAGTCTCCGTCAATTCGTGCCATCAGGTGCAGAAAGCTCTCACTGTCCGGTGTTTCATACCAGCGGTAGGCTGCGTCGCCAGCATCGCTTTGGATGTTCAGCATATACCTGTCAAGGTCGAAGTCAAAATACGCCCACAGGCAGCTCCCATAATGGGCATCGTCCTTCGTCTGGTGGTAGGCAATCCGAAGGATGTTCGGTTTTAGCGTGTCAATTCTCATGGTGTTGGCTCCTTTCTCTTAACCCCATGGCAATTCAGGATCGTCCACCGGCGTGTAGCTGTCATCCTGATAGCCGCCCGGCGCGGGCGCATCATCCGCCGCCGTGCCGCTCTCCGGCCTGCCGCCCAGGTATTCGATCTCCTTCACGTCCTGAATCTCCATGCTGCAATGAGGCTGGTTGTCTGTCTTTCCCATGTAGGCCCGCGCCGTCACTGGCCCGGTAATGCCCACCTGCCGCCCCTTCGCCAGGTACTTCATGGCATTGTCCGCCTGCTTATTCCAAAGCGTGATCCTGAAATAATCCGTCGTTTTCTGTCCGCGCACATAGCGGTTCACGGCCACCGTGAAATTGCACACGGTGTTCATGCCGTTCTGCCCTTGCACAGCTCTGCTCTCCGGGTTCCCGGTCAGGTTCCCAATGATGTGCAGCGTGTTCATGTGTCCTCGTCCTCCTCGTGTCCTTCCTCAATGCGGAATGTATTTCCCTGCAATCCCATTGTGTCCCGGCTGATCCCCATGAGCTGGGCATAGCCTGGGTTGTCCGCGATGGTTTTCAGTCTCAGCTCCGGCACGCCGTCTCCCCGCAGAAAGCTCGTTTTTGCCGTAATGGTTTTCGACATGGCAATTCGCCGCTGCTTTTCGTCCTCGGTCATAAACTGGCTTTCAATGGCGTCCGGGAGCAGGTCGCACGCCGCCTCATAGTACATGCTCTGCGCCTTTTCCCTTATTTCCGCCACCGTTGGAATCCACTTGCTCACTGTCAGCAGCTTCATCACAGCCAGGAAAACCACCTGGGCGTCCATGTCCTGCAAGGCAAATGTCCAGCTATTCAGCATCAGGTACTTTTCCTGCGTGCTCATGGTCTTAAAGGCATAGCTGTAATTGGCTTTCAGAAGCGCCAGCAGATTGTTTACCTCCTGCTTCGTCACATGCCCGCCCCCTCGTCCCAGGGAAGGGGCACAAGCCCGCTGCCGTCATAGTCCATTTCCTTGCTCAAATCCACAAAACCGGCGCTCTGTGGAAAACTTTGCGGAAAACCGGGTGCATTTTTGCCGCCGATTGCCCTTGCGCGCGCGGGGTACGTTTCTGCTCCTGCTTCTGTCCTTGCCCTTACGTTTTCCCCGCCCTGATTTATATTTATATTATTTAATATATTAGGGGTACGAGAATACGTTAAAGGATCACCGACACAACCGGGAGCGTTTTTGCCGCCGATACTCTGTCCATCGGGTACAGTATCGCTTACACAATCGGGTACACTATCACCTACACTACCACTTACACAACTGGGAGCATTTTTGTTCCCGATGCTTCCATCTTCCATGCTATCGGTTACAGTATCGGGAACAATTTTGTACCCGTTAAACCGCATATAAAAAAGCCGGTATTCAGGATCGCCGCGTTTTCCGTCCCCCTTCTTGAAGTCGATCAGCCCGATTTGCTTGAATCGGTTCCTGATGGAGCGGATATTCCGTTCCTCCAAACCAGACCATGCCGTGAAGTCGGAATTTTGTACTGTGAAAAAGTCATCGGGCCACTCGTGGTTTGGGTTCTGCTGCGCCAGATCGTTTGCAAAGTGGAACAGTCCAAGCCAAAACATACGCTCGTAGCTTGTCAGTCTGTTTCGTTTTCCAAATTCCATGAACAGGTTGATTTGCAGGATGAAATTTTGTTGGCTCATGGTGTTGGCTCCCTGCGTCAGAATTTTTTGCCGTGCTTGTAGGGCCTCCCGATGTTGTACTGGTGCTTCTCCATCAGCAGTTTCAGCGGGTCAATGCCCTGCATGTTTACCCACGTGAGCGCCAGGCTCATTGCGCCCAGCAGACAGGTGGGGTCGTTGTTGTCATCAAGGATTACCTGTGATGTGTAGGCGTGAAGCAGCGCAACAGCCGTCGCCACGTCCTCCGGCACGTTCTCGTCCACAGCGGCCTTTCCCCACAGGCTTTCAATGGAGGCGGGTTGCCCGCTTTCCCGGTCATCCGTTTCAATCCCGTAATAGCCGAATGCGTCCAGGATGCGGATCACGCCGTCAATCAACTCCACGGCGATACCCTCCGGCTTGCCGGGGTGCTCCTTGTAGCCATCGTCTGCGGGCGTAATCAGGCGTAGCTCGTCGTTCATGGCGTCCAGTTTGTACACCATAGGTCTGTCCGCACGCGCTTCCTCCAGCGCTTCGCTCCACTCGCTGTGAATCAGCGCCAGCACTTCGTAAAGATTTCTTTCCTCGTCCCACCAGCCATGCTCCACCGCGTTCTTGTGCACGATGTGGGCCAGCGTCTTAATCATTGGCATTTTTCGGCACACCCCTTTCCATTTCCTGAACGATTTCAAACGCCTTGCCAAGCAGTTTCTTGTGGTCTATGTGCAGCTCGTCGGCCAGTCGCAAAAGCAGCTCCGCTACCCAGCTTCCGCTTTCCATGCTCTCGTCCTCCTGCTATATCAGTTTGAGCCGTGCCTTGCTGATTCTGTTAATCATCCACGCGGGCCAGCGTCTATTGACCATCCACACCGACACCGCCAGCATCAGCCGGTAAAGGCGTCTGTTCAGCACGCTTCCTCGCCTCCTTCGCCACGTCCCGGATCACAAGCAGATCATTCCAGCCCTTCACCTGTCCCAGCGCTGTCTCATAGTCATAGGCCGGGGCCTCGCGCAGGCTGTCCACGCCATAGCGGGCCAGCACGCTTTTGCGGATGCAGCCGCCCAGCTTGCTTACCGCCTTTTTATCGTCGGCGTAGCCCTTGGCGTCCAGCAGTTCCCGCGCCCGCGCCCGGATCGCGTCGTTGATGCACTTCTCCTGGGCTTTGCTCATGGGGGTTTTCAGCCGCACTTGCTTCTCCAAGTCGGAAATGCGGGTGGACATCATCTGCTGCGTCGCGGCGATCCGCTCCATGGCCTGGCTGTTGCGCTCCAAAATTTTGCCGATGTTCTCCATCACCGGGGCCATCATTTCCTGAACCACAGCGGAGATCACCTGAATTTCTCCCGCAGTCAGGGATGTTTCAGGCTTGTTGCTCAGTTCGTTAGTCAACGACGATCCCTCCTTCCACCGCGAAGCTGTTCAGCGCCTGCCGCGCTCCTTCCGCCCAGCCCTCCACAGTGCGTAAAAGCTCGGAATAACCGGCCTTTTCACTCTGCGGCATGGTGCTGAACGTGGTCTGCATATAGGGCATACGGGCGCACAGCCCCATAAACTCCCGCACGGCCTGGGTGAATACGTCAAGCGTCAGCTCGTCGCCCATGGGCCGCGCGGCGTCTCCGCGTGCCTGGGCGCTTTTCAGATCCAAAAGCTCCGCCTGCGTGCGGTTGATTGTTTCCTGCTGCTCCTGCAAGAGCGCTTCCTGCTCCTGCATATCCCGTTCAAGCTGGGCGCGTTCCCGCCGCAGTTGGTTGGCGTCGTTCAGGCTGTCCTTTGCCATTTCGGTAAGGCGGTTGATCTCTGCCCGGCTCTTTTGAAGTTCCTCGGTCATTTCCTCCGGGATTTCCGGGGGCCTCGCGGCCAGCTCTGCCGCCCGGCGTTCCGCAGCGTCGCGTGCTTCCTCCGCCTGGTCTATGGCTTCCTGCGCCTCCGCCATTGCCTCCGCCCGCAGGCGTTCCCGCTGGGCGCGTATGGCCTCGTCCAGCTCCCGCGTGGTCATGTTGGGCACGTCGTTTTCCGCCAGAAGTTCTTCCCGCTCCTCGTCGCTCATGGGTAGCAGCTTGATAATCTGCGTCGGCCCAAGTTGGGCAATCTCCTGGTTCAGGCCGAATTTGCTGTATGCCTGCATGTACTGCTGGGCTGTTCTGGCAGGCATGTGCGCATTGATACGCACCCAGTCCAGCCATTCGCCGTGCGGCACAAGCGGCTTTGCTTCCGTCAGCACGCGGCCAAGCTGCAACAGGTTCATAGCCGCGCCGCAGGAAAACATCTGCGCCTGAATCGCCAGCCCATCCAGCACGGACAGTTCGGCTTTTGTGGTGTTGGCTAACTCGTTCACCGTTCATTCCTCCTAAAACTTTTTTCGGTATATTGGCCCGTCAACGGGCGGCGGGGGAGTTGGCATCCAATGTGTCAAATGGGCGTTGTGCCCGAATTGGTGCCAGCCCGTAACCCGCATACCATCTTCATCATGCCGCGCCAGTACACAGTGCATCACGTCGGCGTCATCAGGCGTCGGCTTTCTGTCTGTTGCGGCGATCCAGCCTTTCCTCGGCATGGGCTTCCAATGGGTGAACATGGGCGTTGCGTGCCGCTTTTCCCACGGCTCCGCGATTACGCCCCGGAAAACGTGCCAGATCAGGATATATCCGTACAGGCAGTCGCTTTCCTCCGGCTCCTGAACGTCAAACGCCGTCCACCCGTTGCTGTCCATGTTCCTCCAAAAGCTCCGGCTTCACGCCCTTTTCCAGCAGAGCTTCCTTCCAAGCGGCTTTCATTTCCTCGCTGCAATGCGCTATAGCGTCCGCCCAATTGGGAAAGCGCCCGTGCTGCTGCTGAAAACGCATCTGGTAATACAGGCTGTCTCTGTTGTGCGGCCAGGCCGGATCGTGCTTCACGGCGCACACCGGGCACGTCCCCGGCTTCGGCGGCAGAATCATCACCTGATCCATGCCAATTTCCTTGATGTTCACGGTTCCTTCCTCCTTCGCCGTAGCCGCAGCCGTGTTGTTCCGCGCCCTTTATCGACGTGGAAGTTCTGCCACACCGGCTACGGCGCGTCCGTTTTCCACTTATCCACAGCTTTTGTGCGCTACTACTCGCACAATGGAGCGCAGGGCCGGGTTTGAACCGGCGCTTCGGTGCTCGCCTCCCGCGTGCTACGTTACACTACCCGCGCATAAATGCCCGTCTTTCCGGGCTGTCACACGGTTTGGTAACTGCCTTTTGAGTGATCCGCATACACCCGCAATAACGCCATGCAGTTTGTGGGGCTTCGTTCAGGACTTCCTAAAACCCAACCGATCTATCCCGTGACGGTCAATGATATTGCACCAGCGCGTTTGGGAATCGAACCCGCACACTTGCAGAATCGAACTGCGCCTCACATTGACAGGGCCAACCCTTCCTCCCGGTGTCCACGGTGTATTGGCGAGGATGGCAGGATTTGAACCTGCACTTTCTGCGAATCATGGCAGCAATCGCAGCAGTCCACGCGGTTCACCGCTGCCACGGGCCGCGTGCGCGTTTACCAGTTACGCCACATCCTCATGAATGCCGGTCTTTCCCGGCTGTCACAGGGTTATACCCTGACGATCTCGCTTTCGTGGACGATGTGGCCGAACCAGCCGACCTTCCCGTACACGGCATTATTGTCAATGGGCACGTTGTTACCGTTCGTGCCCGTCCTCAATGCGTATTCCAGGGCGGCAGGATTGCCGTTTGCTGCCCACACAGAGCATCCAAGCACGTTTTCCGCCCAGTCCTCTACAACAAATTCAGCGCCGCCAGCTTCGCCTTGCATGAATTTGCCAATTCCTTCTTTCAAACGAACCTTCTGACCGGCAAGCGGGTGCATATCTCTCACGGCGTTTCCTCCCTTAGCGATTCATAATGCCCTTGAGCATTTCGGCCAAATTGTCCTCATGTTCGTACTTTTTTGCCTCACGCACGGCCTTGGCAATAGTAGCCGCCGCCATCAGTGTTCCGTTACTTGCCATCGCCTTTGCCACATCCATTGTCGTAACGTGATGAAGGACTGTTGTGCATCCATCGCATTCGTCGGCAATGATCGTGAAGCCGTTACATTCTACCCCCCCCCCGCAGGGTTTCGCTGATCTCATGCCCTTCCTGTTCTTTTCCGATGACCTCAACCTTCACGCGATAGATAGGCTCCTTTTCCATGGTGTTGACCTCCCGATGTTGTATTCGCCCATGTCGGGCGTTGGCGCGGCATGTCGGAATCGAACCGGCTCCTGCACCGCCTACGGAGCGACCGTCCAGCGGGCTTTGCACCATACAGCAATGCCGCATATAGCGCCGGTCTTTCCCGGCTGTCAGCCCGTGCTCCTGGCAAAGCGCTTTTCCGTGGGCGTTGTGGAGCGGGAGGCAGGAATCGAACCTGCCGGGCGTTTGCTGGCGAAATGTTCTATGCGTTCAAAAGGAGGCGAACCCATCATTGGCTGGATGAAAGACCTGTTCTTGTCATATCGCCTGCCCGCAAACCTGCTCCCGCGCGATCAGTTGTACACTGGCCGCAGGTTCTTCTCGCACCAGTTCAGCGCCAGGTTGTATTTAAGGCTTGCGCAGTACACCAGCTCATTGTCTGCGCTGATGCGCACAACCTCGGCTCTCCTGTCTCTGTCCCCGGAAAAGCCAACATAGATCGCGTTGTCCCAGCGCGTCGCGCCTGTTCTCCGCGTCGCCGCGCTCCACACGCTCACCATCGTATTCAGCTTTCCATCCTTCACCAGCGCAGCCAGCTCCCGAAGCTGGTCTGGCCTCTCCACGTGGAATCTCTTAGCGGCCATAGGGCACTTCCTCCCATTCATGGGTCGTGTTGTTCCACTTTTCCAGCTTTTTCAGATACTTCTTGGGGATAGGGCCGCGATACACGCGCCAGTTTTCACTTCCGTCCCACCCGTCAAACAGGATGTTCACCCAGGGATAGAGCGTTTCCAGCCGTGCCTTGTCGTAAATCTGCGTTTCGTCGCGCTCCGGGATTTCCACCGTCCACCTGTACTGCGTCCTGTCGTAGTCCAGCAGCACATGAGTATTCCAGCTCTGGTGTTCTTTCTCGCTGTCCAGCGTCAGCCATTGCCAACCGGCCATTGCGTAGGTCTGAAACTTTCCCGGCTTTCCGTGGTTGTTGATGCGGGCCTGCACGGCGATCATGCCCTTGATAATGCCCTTGTTGCGGATGCCGCGCATATCCCGCTCACAGCAGAAGTGGTAAAGGATCATCGGTCAAACCTCCTGTATCTCAATGTCCCAGCAGGCTTTCATCTGCTTTTTCTTGTTGATGTACACCCGGTTCTGCTTTGTCGCCTCGCTTTTCGCATCGTACACGCCCTCAATCCGCATATCAGGCGCTATGGTCACAAAGTCCGCGATGTATTGAATCCCGCCCGGCAGGTCGAATCTAACCTGCCTGCACACGCATTTCAGCTCTCCGGCCTTTACGCGAAGTATAAGTTCTTGATAAATTGCCGCTTCGTGCTGGCTGTCAAACTTCATGCCGTCGATTTCCACCTTGCGATTGCCGTATTTCTGTCGTTTCGGCTTCGGCAGGCTGGCTATTGGCTCTATCGGCCCGATGTATCCGCCTTTTGCGGCATCGCCGTAGCGTCGGGCAACATATTGAGCGTATTCTTCCTCGCTCATTCGGAGCGCCATTTTTTATGCCACCACCTTTTGGCCCGTGTCAAAAGCCGCTCTCTGTCAACCGAAAGGCAAACGCGCTCCCAGCGCTTTACTGTTTCCCTGCTGAATATCAGCGGAATCTCCCCGGCGCGGACGATCACGCTTTTATCGTCCCAGTATTCATCCGCGTACACCTTCCGGCAGTTGTTCCCGTACCTGTCGATGTTCTCCGGCAGATTGTCGTTGATGGCGTCAAAGCGTAACCCACGATTCAGACACCACATGATTGCCGCGTCCAGCATCATCCCTTCCCGGCATGTCCACAGAATCAGCCTGTCGCCCTCCGTCTGCCTGCGCACCAGTTCATTGATGATGGGCTGGTTCGCCTTTCCGATGTCGGGCCACCTGTTTTCACACAGGCACCCATCAAAATCTACGGCTACAATCATGCTCATTTGCCCTCCTGCGTTTCCACGCCGCAGAATTTGAGCACGCTTGCCTTGCTGATCTTCAAGCGATTTCCGCTGAAAAAATACTCAAAGCCCAGCTTCCCGGCTTTCGCGGCAAGGTTCAGGCCGTAGCGGTCAGTATTCAGAAGGTCAGATACCTCCTTCGTACCTACCCACATTCCCGGCAGCGCCGCAAATTCCTGGATCGTCACTCTGGCCCGCCTCCTTGTAGAATCGCGTCCAATCAAAGCCAAGGAAATCTCCCAATTTCATTGCGTTTGGTGGTGTTGGTGTTGATTCGCCATGCTCATATTCCCAATATGTCGGCTGGCTGATCCCAACATAGTCACACACAGCTTTTTGAGACAAGTTTTTGCTTATCCGAATATCAATCAGCCATTGCCTCAAATAATCACCCCGTTCCTGTTAGGCTGAGCCTAATTATACACTTAGGCATCGCCTTTGTCAATAGGTAGCGCCTAACTTTTTTTCGTTGTCTAAAATAGGCTGTGCCTATATAATATAAGAGAGGTGAGATGGATGTACCGTTTTAAGCAATGCAGAGAGGAAAAGGGGCTTTCGCAAAAATTCGTGGCAATCTCCCTGGGTGTGAAAGCTCCATCAATAAGCGACTGGGAGAACGGGAAAACCAATCCAACACTTGAAAATCTGATCGGTCTTGCGCGGCTGCTCGGCGTCTCTACCGATTGCCTGCTCGGAATTGAAGCAGAGGCAAAGCAAAAAAGCCCGTCCTCCGTGTCGGAGGACGAGCTGGATAATGAACTGCTTACTTTGATTCATCGGCTTTCGCCGGAGAAGAAGAAGCATCTTGTGGAGTTTTTACAGCAGAAGTAAGCACGCCCAGGAGCAGCAGTTTTTCCTCGACGCTCAATCTGCGCAGTAAGGCCAGGATTTCTTCGTCCGTCATGCTCTCATTGTCCTTTCTGTAGACTTCAAAGAAACCGGCTGCTTTGTGTGCTTTGATTATACCATATTTTTATGGCTGTGGGAACGATCCTCTGCTGGAAGGATGAATGGTTGTGGAATTATGGAATGCTTTTGTAGGCATCTGCGTAGGCTTAATTGCGCTGGCAGTTATCGGTGAATTGATAAGCCTCACCAGACTTGCAGGGAAAAAGCGAATGAGCCAGGAAGAAGCTGATTTTGCAAAAGAAGCCGCAAAACTTGCCGATAAAGGAATAGACGCAAAACGTTCTAAAACCGCAGAGGAAGCTCTGATGCACTATGAACTTCTGCACAATGACATCGCTTCTCGCAGGAAGCTGGTCAGCGAACACATATACCAGGAGGATATGAAGGATGTTCGAGAGAATTACGAATCGCTCTCTATCGAAGAATGGCAGGCCAAGGCCGGACGCATACTTGACAAGTTTTATGAACTGTACGCCATGATTACTGATCCTGATTTTAGAGACGTTGACAAGGCGTATCGTTCCAAGAAGCGTTGCATTGAATACTGGCAAAAGTATTTCTATTCCATCCCAAGCGAAACAGGAATATGGTATGACGCGAAAACTTACATGAAAGAGTATCTGGGAGAATTATATGACGAATGTATGTATTCGCATGAAACATTAGAGAAAAAGTTATCTGCTTGCATCGAGGAAATGAAGCCGGAGTACAAGCGCAAAATGAAACTGCGCAACCAGATAATCGACATTGTTGCGGAACGCGAGAGCATTATGCGTGCAGAACTGATTTCAATGCACTTTGAAGGATGCACAAAAAAAGAGATTGAATATTGCATCAAGGAACTTGTCGATACGTATAGGCTTGTTGCGTTAAAAATAGGCAATCGTTATTTCGTCTCTCTGTCCGACAAGGAAAAGAGCAAACGACCAGTCAAGCCAAAGCCTGATGCGCAGGCCGTTGCAGAAGAAAAAGCCTTGACGCTTGATGAATTTGCAGAAAAATATGCGAAATAAAATCCCGGCTCCGTTTCCGAAGTCGGGCTGCGTCGGTAGCCAACACCACTTGTCTAACTACGCAAGCTCATTATACCATGAGCGGCGCGGTTTTGTAAAGAGGTTTTCAGCATGATTTGTCCAAAATGTGCCAGGGAAATCCCATCAGATGCCGCTCTGTGCTGCTATTGCGGGCGCTCTATAATTAAGCGTCTGCCATCCAAGCGCCACACGCGGGGGAATGGGTCAGGCTCCGCGTATAAACGCGGGAAAACGTGGACGGCCAAGGTAACAGTCGGTTGGATCGTGGACGAGAGCGGGAAAAAGCATCAGCGATACCGCTACAAGGGCGGATTCAAAACGCGCAATGAAGCGCTGGCCTACATTCCAACCTTGAAAGCTGGCTCCGTCAGGAGTGCGGCTCCAACGCTCCTTCACTATTGGGAATCGTACAGGGATAATGAATACGAAAAACTGTCCGCCAGCAAGCAGACGGCCTATAAAATCGCCTGGGGCAAGATGGCTTCAATCCAGCTCAGGCGCGTTGATTCCCTTACCGTGCAGGATTTGCGCGATGTCGTGAACCAGAAAGCTAAAACCTATTATCCCGCGCGTGATATGAAGGTGGTGCTGGGCCACCTGTTCAAGCTGGCCGGTGCGGATCGCTGGGTGGATAAGGAACTGCCGGATTATATCATCCTCCCGGAACTGCAAGAGAAAGAGCGCCAGCCCTTCACAGAGGAAGAGCAGGCCGCGCTATGGCGCATATACGACGCGGGCGACAGGCGGGCCGCGATCCCGCTTATCATGATCTATACCGGCATGATGCCCGGCGAAATCCAGGGCTTGAAGCTGGATATGATCGACATAGACAATCAGCGCATCGAGGGCGCTGGCATGAAAACCAAAGTCCGCAGGGCTTCTCCCATCTATCTGCCAGATACCATCGTCCCCGTTCTCATTGAGGAAATGCAGCACGCCGCCAGCGAGAAGGGCTATGTATGGCCGCGCACCACAGATAAATTCTATGAGGACTACTACGCCGTGCTCAAAGCTGCCGGTTGTCGCCGCCTGGAGCCTTATTCCTGCCGCCACACCACAGCAACGGCTCTTGCCATTACAGAGGGCATAGCGCCGCAGACGATCAAGAAGGTCATGCGGTGGAGCACCACAAAAATGCTGGACAAGTACGCCCATCCAGACGATGCCGACGCCATGGACGCTATCAACCGCCTTACGCGGTAGTGCCTCTATAAGTGACGTATAAGTGACCTGCGGGCTTCAATGGCTTTATTTGCAAGGGCTTTATCTGCCCTGCTAAGGGAGTAGTGTGAGTGTATCGCAGCGAGGGTTCAAATCCCTCCTTCTCCGCCACAAAGTCCGAAAACCCTTGTAAATCAAGGAGATTCGGACTTTTTTCTTTTCCGTAAAATTGCATCCGGCATTCCCTGCTCAATTCTATTTATAGCTGTTTCTGTGCTTCTATAAGTGACGCTATAAGTGACGTATTCGCCTGGTGAAATCTGATTGAAAGTCGGTTTCACCAGGCTTTCTTTGTTTGTGCAGCCCATGCCCAGTCGGGTCAAAAATCTAAGATTTCTTATAAATTCGCGCGTGCGCGTGCGCGAGGGGGCAATGCGCGTACCCTACAAAGTGAATGAAATTGAACTTTTTTCCTTGAAATTTAGTGAAATCCTGGGCTCTCCGCCGCCGCGACTCGCGCGGGCGCGCGCGCAGTACCTACGCGCGGGCGCGTGGCGCGTGCGCGTGAGCGGGCGCGTGGGCGGGCGCGGGCACGCGGGCAGGCGCGTGTGTGTGCGTGCAGGCGCAGGCGTGGGCGTGTAGGCGTGGGCGCGTGTGTGTGCGTGCAGGCGCAGGCGTGTGCGTGTAGGCGTGGGCGCGCGTGTGTGCGTGCAGGCGCAGGCGTGAGCGCAGGCGCAGGCGTGAGCGTGCGCCCAGGCGTGAGCGCGTGCCCAGGCGTGCAGCGTGGCCCAGGCGTGCAGCGTGGCCCAGGCGTGCAGCGTGGCCCAGGTTGTGAGCGCGTGCCCAGGCGTGCAGTGTGGCCCAGGCGTGCAGCGTGGCCCAGGTTGTGAGCGCGTGCCCAGGCGTGCAGCGTGGCCCAGGCGTGCAGCGTGGCCCAGGTTGTGAGCGCGTGCCCAGGCGTGCAGCGTGGCCCAGGCGTGCAGCGTGGCCCAGGCGTGCAGCGTGGCCCAGGTTGTGAGCGCGTGCCCAGGCGTGCAGCGTGGCCCAGGTTGTGAGCGCGTGCCCAGGCGTGCAGCGTGGCCCAGGCGTGCAGCGTGGCCCAGGTTGTGAGCGCGTGCGGATCGCCTGTTTTTTGCCTGCATGGATCGCGCAAAAAGCAAAAATCATTTTGCCATATAAGGAAGCAAAAATTATTTTCAAAAAAATTCAAAAAAGGGCTTGACAGGTTCAACCGACTATGCTATACTGTGCACGTCGGTTGAACCGACAGAAACACAAAACACCACGACAGCAAAGAAGGGAGCCAACACCATGAAAAAGTATTCTGTCCGCGTCAATGAATTTTCTTCCCGTACTCATACCATGATTTGCGATAGGGCTTTGGATCGTATGCCCTATGCCCAGGCCGGTGTAAACCTTGTCAATGGTTCAATCGTTTTGTGGAGCTATGAAACGCTTGCGGCGGAAATTCACGGCAAGGCCCTTTATGTTACCTGCCTGTGCAGCGTGTCCACGCGGAAGCATGTTAGCGCCTTTTTGAAGGAATACGCGCCGCGCCTGTCCTATTACGACGCAAAAAGGGCTTTCCAGGCAGGCAGGCCCATTGACATTGAAACCGGCGATTTTGTCCAGGACGTGGCCGCATAAGCGGCCCGCCCGCCTTAATGCGGCCCAGGACGGTGACAAGCCCGTGTAAACGCAGATGTCAAGGCAATTTGTAACCAAACAAACATAAAGAAGGGAGCCAACACCATGATTAGCTACAAATTCACCGCCAACACCTTGACTATTGGGGAAAAGGTTTTCCCTGCCCGCTATGAATTGCAGGATGACGCCGACATGAAGCGCGGCCAGCTTTACCCAACTGTGCACATTTGGGCGACGGTTGACGAAAAGGCCGTATTGATCGACGTTCCCGCCGACGATCCCGAATACTATGCAGCGCTCAAGGCTTGCCAGGAAGCGCCCGCCGATCATTCGACGGAAGAAGAAGCGCCCGCCCAGGCAGAAGAAGAAGCACCGCAGGCCCAGGAAGAAACGCCCGCCGATCATTCGACGGAAGAAGAAGCGCCCGCCCAGGCGGAAGAAGAAGCACCGCAGGCCCAGGAAGAAACGCCCGCCGATCATTCGACGGAAGAAGAAGCGCCCGCCCAGGCGGAAGAAGAAGCGCCGCGGTCCCAGGAAGAAACGCCCGCCGATCATTCGACGGAAGAAGCGCCCGCCCGCGATCCCAAACAGGCACGCGGCCCGATCCCTGAAAAGACTTTTGCGGGAACGTCGATTAACGGCGCACGCTACAAAATCCTTTTTGATGACGTGGCCCAGCGCACGCGCGTTATTATTCCGCAGGAACACCGCGACGCGCTCCGCGCCGCCGTTGAAAAAGCCGGATTCTATTATAGCCCGATCCTGGATAGCTGGAATAAGAAATTGACTTTCAAGGCATATCGTGCGGCCCAGGCCCTGGCCCTGGAGCTTGACAAGCTGGCCGCATAAACGCCGCCCGATCATTCCACCATGCGCCCGCCTGTATGCGGGCGGGTGCAGATAACGACAACAAAACATTTTGAAGGGAGAATATACCATGTATTACGATGAAAAAACCGCTGCCCGCCTGATTAACTCCATGTTTTCCGGCATTGACGATTCGCGGCCCGCGCTGAAAAAAGCTTGGATCGACGCCGCAGGGAACATGTGCGCCTGTGATGGTTTCCGCGCCTATCGTCTGCATACGCCCGTCGCCGGCGTGCCCGATCAGGACGCCGAAAAAGGCATTGACCTGGACAAGATTTTTCCCGCCGACATGTACGATTATAAGCCGCTTGAATTGCCCACGCTGGCGGACGTGCGCTGCATGATCGAAGAGGACAAGCGCACGAAAAAGCGCGACGGCGCCGCGTCATTCGTCTTTACCTTTGGCCTGGATGAAAGCGGCGAACAGTTGCCCGCCGTCAATCTCAATTACCTGGCCGACGCGCTGCAAATGTTCCCGAATGCCCTGGCCTATTACAAATCGCCCGTTGCGCCTATTGTTTTCAAGGATGAAAACGGCGACGCGCTTGTGCTGCCGATCCGCATTATGAACGATAACAGCCAGGGCATTGACGCCACAAAACGCCGCCAGGCCATTCCCCAGCCGAAGAAGGACAAAACGCCCGCGCTTGGCCTGCGCACCTTCGCCGCCATTTACGCCGTCTGATTATTTCAGGCAAGCCAACACCACGCGCCGCGCCCGCCCGGCATAGAATAGGCGGGCAATGAAGGGAGATTATTTCATGGAGCTTTGGAATTTGTTTGTAGGCACCTGCGTTTCCATGCTGGCACTGTGCGCGATCATTCCTATCGTGCAGGCCGTCGCCAGATCCGCGAAGGAAGCGCGGAAGGAACGCGAAGCGGAAGCACGCCGCGCCGCCCAGGAAGAAGCACGCCGCCAGGAAAAGGCCCGCAAGGACGCCCAGCAGGCGGAAGAAAAAGCCGCCAGGGAAGCGGAGAAGGAAGAAAAGCGCCGCGCCGCCGACGCGAAAAAGGCGGAGCAGAAACGCAAGGCGGATGAACGCGCCGCCGCCATTCTGGCCCGCGAACAGGAAAAGGCCAGGAAGCGGGAAGAAGAATTGAGCGCCGCCCGCCAGCTTGCGGAGTATCAGGAACGCGCCTTGCAGGCGGAAAAGGAATTGCAGGCCCTACGCCGTGCGAACATTCCAGCCCAGCCCCAGCCCGCCCCAGTGCCCCAGGAAAAGCCCGCCGCGCCCGCTGCCGTCTCCCTGTCTCAGTTTGCCAGGACGCACGCGCGGAAAACATTTTTCGCCGGTGAACACGTCGCCTTTACCGGCCAGGTCCCGAACATGACGCGCGAAGAATGTATAAACGCGGTGGAAACATTGGGCGGGCACGCCTATACCAACATGCCCAGCATCACCACGATTTTAGTTGTCGGGAATAAGCCCGGCAAGAACAAGCTGGATAAAGCGGAAAAATGGGCGGGAGTGCGCAAGATGACCGCCGACGAGTTCCGCGCCATAGCATAACGCCGCACGAACATTTGAACAAAAGAAGGGAGCCAACACCATGAAAAAGATTCTTGCAATCGCCGCCGTTCTCGCTTGTGTTTCCGTCGCCGCTTGTGGCGCTGTTCACCTGGTGGATTATTACCACGATGAATTATGGGGCTGGTATGATTCCGGCTTTGACGATGGGATTCAATACGCCATAGAGAATATGGAGCTATGGACGGTTGACAGATACGATCCCGACGCGCCGGAAGAAAGCGCCTGGAACGGCTACGATCAGCGCATTTTCATAGACCTGGACGGCCAGACCTATGAGCATGGCATGTTCCAAAGCTAACGCCGCCCGATCATTTCAAAAAAATTTTTCAAAAAGGGGTTGACAGGTTCAACCGACTATGCTATACTGTTTGCGTCGGTTGAACCGACAGAGAAAAAAGGAGGCCAACACCATGGAAAACTACTTCATCCTGAACAAGGAAACCGGGAAGCTGGAATTGCACTTTGAGAAGGAAACCTACCAGGCATTGACCGACGCCCAGAAGAAGGAAATCAAAAGCAATTTCCTGTGGGGCCGCAATTCCGGCTGCTGGATCAGCCGGGCCAAGTGGCCGAACACCGGCTACGCCGAGCGCTGCGCCGCTTCCCTGGGCCTGGAGAACGCCGGAGAAACGGGCGAACGCATGAGCTATGCGGAGCAGATGGAGCGCAAGGCGGAGCGGGCGGAGCGCCGGGCGGACAGGTACGAGGATCGCGCCGACGCCCACGAGGCCAGCGCGGAGCGCCTGCAAAAGCCCATCAACGACATGCGCGGCGACATTGCTTTCTTCACCCAGCCGAACATTAACAGCGCCGGAGGCCGCGCCTTTACCCGCCGCAGGGAAAAGATGTTTGCCAGCTTTGAACGGGGCTTTGACGAGTTCCGCAAATCCGAATACTGGCAGGGCCGCGCCGCCACAGCCCGCCGCACGGCGGAACAGAAGGAATTGAAAGACCGCGCTTTCCTGGATCGCCGCATCCGCGAACGCGAAAGCGACATTCGCAAGTTGAAGCAGCGCGTGGAGGAATGCGAACGCGACATGAACAGCACGCCGCAGGATCATTCCGAAAAGCGGGAGAAGATTCAGCAGAACATGGACTACTGGCTGGATCGCCTGGAAGTCAAGCTGGATGAACTGGGCTTTTATCAGGATTGTTTGGACGCCGTGGGCGGCATCGCCTTTTCCCGCGACAACGTGAAGCCTGGCTACCTGGTGAAAATCCGCCGCTATGGCGTGGTGGAAGTGCTGTCCGTGGGGCCGAAGAATTTCAAGGCGAAGGACTACGGCTGGCCCATGCAGTACGCGGAAATTCTGGAAATCGTCAAGGCCCAGGAGCCGAAGCCCCAGGCGCATCCGTTCACCGTGGGCGAAGAATTTACCTGCACGCGCTGGAATCCTTCTCTTGGCAAGCACGGCGACACAGAGAAAATCACGGCCCGCATCATTCGTGCCACAGATAAGAGCGTCACCCTGCAAGTGGGCGAAGAAAAGCCCTTTGTGCGCAAGCCCTATCAGGTGAAATGGAACAATGAGGACGGCAGGAAATGGGGCTTGCAGGTGACGGACTGGCGCGACGGCACCGTGTACAAGCTGGCCGACGATCCGAAGAGCACCGAAGAAAAGCCGCTTTCCCTGGCCGAATTTGCGGCCCAGCATGGCGAAGCGTAACGCCGCCCGATCATTTCAAACGCCCGCCCGTGGGCATTGTACGCGGGCAGGGAGGGAATAACCATGGAGCGTATTGACAGCCTGGAACACATTGCGATTGAGGTAGAAAAGCTCATTCGTAGCTATGGACGGCGCAAGGATATTTCAGTCACGTTTAGCTGCCTGACCAATGAAATCATTGAGGAATTTTCCACGTGGGATCGCAAAAGGTTTGGTCTGGTGTCGGGCGAAGAATACTTCTTCGTGTGGGAAAATTCCCGTCCTGACGTCGCCGATCCATACGGCCTGCTTTATGTGGTCTGCGTCACCGCCGACAGTTTGTTGACAGCCGCCAGCGAATTGATGAATCTTGTTTCCCGCAAATTCTGATAATCATTCGCCCGCCCGTGGGCATGATACGCGGGCAAGGAGGATATACCATGCAGAACGTAGCCAACACCAACACCACGCTTGCCCGCATCCTCTGCGCCATTCGCGCCGCGCTTGCGGCCCAGCCTGCGCCGGAATCCTACTCTATCCACGTTCCCGGCGAAGGAATGATCGGCGATTATTCCAGCGTCCAGGAAGCGGAAACCGCCCTGCACTACCTGCCGTACAGCGCCCGCCAGCGTGCCACCATCTGCGACCAGGACGGCGTGTGCGTCTGCCGATAACGCCGCGCAATCATTTGAAGGAGGCCCACAATGGATAACGTGATTGAGAAAATCCGCAAGCTCCTGGCTCTGGCCGGAAGCAACAACGACAACGAAGCCCGCGCCGCTATGCTGAAAGCCCGCAAGCTCATGGCGCAATACAAGCTGTCCGAAAAGGACATTTCCACCGACAAGAAAGCGGAATTGCGCCGCGCCATCTATCAGGAGCACACGTACAGCGGCAAGAAAAACTGGTGGTTTGTGGGCCTGGCCCGTGTGATCGCGGAAAACCATTGCTGCCACGCCTGCGGAACGGTCGAAGGGAAAAGCTCCGTCTTTCGCGTCACCTTTGCTGGCCTTGACGATGACCCCATGATCGCGCTGGAATTGTTCGGCTATGCCGTACAGTTCATCATGCGCAAGGAAAAGGACTGCCGCATTTATTTCAACCGCCGCGTGTCCGATCAGGCCGCACGCAATACCATGGTGTATGATTGGATGGTCAACTATGCCGATGGCTTTACCAAAGGACTTGAAGCCCAGTACGCCGAGCAGTTCAAGCAGGCGGGCGACGAGTGCATGGCCCTGGCCCTGGTAAAACCTGTGGAAGTGGAGCGCTTCGCCGCCTCCCTTGCCACCCGCAACACCCGTGTGCGCAAGGCGCGGGCCGTTGAGAACGCCGCCCGCCTTGGATGGGCGGAAGGGTACAGGTTCAACCCCACAAAACAGATTGCCACCGGCGATTCTGTCAAGCAGATTGCGGGCAAGTAACGCCGCCCGATCATTTCAACCGCCCGCCCGTGGGCATCATACGCGGGCAGAAGGGAGCCAACACCATGAATATTCACACCCTGTCCGTTGAGGTTTTCCGCTTTCCCTTGGGCGATTGTACGAATCGTGGCGTTTCCAGCCGGTTCAAAAGTCTCGCCATCGCCTGCCCGGATGGGCCGGATGTATTCGACGCCGACGTGGCAATCCCTCTCAATTTCTGCATGGTGGAGCGCCGCCGCATCAGCAATATCTATGGCCGTGGAGAATACGTGTACATGGACGTTGTGCCTGCTACCGTGGACGAACGCGGCCAAATCATTCCGCGCCCTGGCTGGTGGATGAACGGCGGGAACATCGTCGACACGTGTGACAGCCGTTTCCGCTCCATGACAGCAGGTTATCCGCTGCGCATCCATGATAGGCAAGAGTAACGCCGCCCGATCATTTCAACCGCCCGCCCGTGGGCATGGTACGCGGGCAAGGAGGATTTTGTATGCAAGCCATTTCTTTGAGCCAGTTCGCCGCCATGTACGCCCAGGATCGCACGCCCGTTTCCAGCGACGAGCGGAAAAGGATCGCGGACAGGGCCTATGACTGGGCGAAGCGCCATCATTGGGGCATCAACAAGCAGGAGTTTGTGAATTTCGTCACCAGCCACCAGAAAGCCAGGAAGGACGGAGACGAGCGCCGCATGATCTACATTGAGGAAGTGCTCACGGAAATCAATTTTCATTACGCCTGCTCCTGCCTGCATTCCGGCCAGTATGAAGAAGCCTTGGCGGACTGGACTTTGGATTGACATTCGGTTAAACCTATCGTATAATGATGTGCGTGAAAGGAGGCCGACACCATGGCGACACAGCGCTCTATCTCTCAAATGAGATACGACAAAGAAAAATCCCGCCACTACGGCATGAAGCTGAATCTGCGCACAGACGAGGACATCATTGCCATGCTGGACGCACAGCCCAGCTTTCAAACCTACGTGAAGCAGCTTATCCGCGCGGACATTGAAGCAAACGGAATCCCGCAGACGGAGAAGCGGGAAGAAGAATGACATCACGTGACCATTTGAAAGGATGTGGACTATGGATTATACCAACATGCTAAGCGGCTACCTGTGCGGTCTTTCCGAAGATTGTGATCTTGTCAGCGAAGCGATAGCATCCATGGAGAATTATTTTGATGACATGAGCAAAGACGAGCTGTTACATCGCAGCCGGATATATGCCATAGCGTACCTGGCCTTGAAGCAGGTGTCGAATGGTAAGCATCCGCGCAATGAAAGGCCAACGACAATTCGCCGCCACTGGTGCCGAAACATAGACGAAATACAGTATTATCTCGCCGGGCGTCACGATTTTCCAGGTGTTTCCGATGATCTTCAAGACAAATGGGGCAGTTTGGAGGACGCGGAAAGTATCGTGAGCATTTCCTGGGATGCAAAAGAAGAAGCATATCTCGTGGTTTACCGACAACGCCGATAATAAAAAGGGCAACTTGTAAGAAATCCTTACAGGTTGCCCTTTTTATTTACGCCACCGCCTGCCGCAGGAAATCCGCCACAGCCTGCAATTCCTTAAACAGATCGTCCTCGCCAATCTCCGACACGCGGCTCATGTTGCAGGCGTGCAGGTAGTCCAGCGCGTGAATCACGGCGCGGCGGTCATTCGCCTGGATATATCGTCCGCCGATGGGTTCCGCTTGTTGCCTCATATCCTCCATCACGTCAAGCATATACGTGTAATGGCGCAGCACCGTTTCCCTTCCGTTCCCGCAATACTGGCCCTCGTACAGGTCATCGCAGAACTCGTCCAGTTTCTTGATGGTTTCCGAAGTGATCCCCTTGTTCATTTTTCTTTCCTCCTTGCGTTTCTTCCAGCGTTGAATCAGTTTCCAGCCCAGCCCGCCATCAAAGAAATCGGGGCTGAAAAAGCAATGCAGGCCAAAGCCCAGCCATATCACCAGCATCCCGACAGGCAACAGCCACCCCATGGGATCGTTTATTATTTCACGCACGCCCTATCCCTCCTTAGTTTGACGTTTGGAAAGAGTGTAAAACTATTCTTTTTCAAATTCCTTCATTATATGCCCGTCATTTTGGGGCGCTTCCAGATGCTTAGTGGACAAATTCTCAAAACGTAAAACTCACTGCCAACATTTAGAGAAAACGCCAATAACCTTTTCTTCGTACATGGGATTTAAGCCTTTCGTACCTCGGCGATTCATCGTGCATCATTTCAAGCGCCATGAATACGCACTTGTAAAGCCGTTTGTCCCATACCGTGAAATCATTTGTGGATATACCCCAGCGCAATCCTCGATCCCATGCCAGGCGCAGCACGAAACGCAGGACATAGCCTCTATCGTCGCCTGCCGCCCATTCGTCGCACTTCTTGACTTCTGTATCACGTTCATAGAGTATTCTCATAGTCCATCCCTCCTACACCATCGAATCCATACTGTCTATCACTTCATCCAGCGCCTTACGATCCAGCCCCAGGTAATGGATCGTCGCCTCCTGGCTGGAATGATCCAGAATCTTTTGCAGCTTCGCAAGGTCGCCGTCGCTGGCCTTGTAATAATTCCAGGCGAAGGTCTTGCGCATGGTATGGCATCCCACGTGTTCCTCAAAGCCCGCCTGCCGGGCGATTTCCTTGATGATGGAATAGCACCGCTGTCGGCTGATAGGCTTTTCCTTGCCGTCCCTGCGGCCCTTCTGGCGGCTGGCAAGCACGTATTCATCCTCGCCCTTGCCCTTCAAGGCGGCGGCGAAAACCTTCTGCGCTGCCGCCTGTAACTTGATGTTGCTCATTTTGTCCGTTTTCTGCGCCTCGATGTTCACGCGCTCACGCCCGCGTACATCCCTCACGCGCAGATTGCAAATGTCGCCGATCCTGAGGCCCGTGTTGAAGCCCAGCACCAGCAGCAGATACCAGCTCACGCCGCCTTTTTTGCGGTTCGCGTCGTGTTCCTTGGCGATTTGAAGCCACTTATTCACCATGCGCATATCCTCAATGGGCATGGTGGTGTGTGCGCCTGTCAGTTTTGCCGCGTGCTGGCGCTTCTTCTCCTGCTTTAGCCTGTCCGCCTGCTCCTGGCCGATGGCCTGGGCAAGGCTGTTGTTGCTCCCGGTATATCTCACCTTGCAAACACCCCCAAAACGTCAATGTATTATGCCGAAAAAAGAAGCGCGGCACGGGGCCGCTTATTTCCCGTGCCGCTGGTTCCATTGGTCGATGTACCATTTCTTGTGCTTACCATGATTGAGCGCGGATTGCACCGCCTGCTGCTCATGCTTGGCCTGCCGCTGTTCCTCGCGCCATGCCGCGTACTTCGCGTAGTCCGGGCAATCCGCGTGGCAGGTGGCCGTCCTGCGCGGACATTCTGGAACACATGGTATTTTCATAGGTCAAAGATGGTAAATGCGCGGGCGATTGCGCATTTGGAGGGTTATTCGTCGCGGCCCTCCGCCGCCTCGGAAGGAGGCTCGTCACTCACGCGCCCACCCTTTTCGATGGCGTCCATGTAATCCTCCCGTGTTTCGCATCCCGCACAGTCGATGCCGTTGTCCTCGCAGAATGCTTTGAGCTGTTCCAGCGGCCAATGGGCGATATTCACATCCACCCCGTCAACGATGTCCGGGTTTTCGTCTTTCGCCGGTTTCACCATCAGGGTATCGAAATTAAAGGCATTGTATACAGCCGCCTCGATCTCGCTCAAATCCACTTCATAGCCGCGTTCGCGCAGCTCCCGGCACACGTAGTCCAGCTTTTCCGGCCCGTTGCCCGCGCCGTAAATCTGTTCCGCAGCGTACACCAGCACACGAACCAGGGCTTGAAGGTTGTCCTGCTGCTGCTTCGTGGTCTTGCTCTTGATCCACGGAATCAGCTTGTAGGTAATCAGCGCCGCCAGTACGGCGATGATCGCCTGGATAAGGGGGGTCAGGTTGATGTTCATAGTCTCGTCCTCCTCGTTTTATTTCCCGCCGATAAAATAGCCGACAGCCAAAGCCGCAATGGCAAGCACCACGTACTTCACGATCTCGAAAGAAATCTTCTTCCACTTGTCCGCAGGCTCTTTTTCGATGGCGTTCAGGCGCTTGTCCACGTTCTCCATGGATTTCTCCATGCGGTTCATGCTGCCGGTCAGGCGTTCGATGTTGCCGTTTTGCTTTTCCAAAATCACAAGGATGTCGCTCTGCTTTTTCAGGGCTTCGTCATGTTCGCGCAATCGGCGGTTATAGCTCTCATGTTCCTGGTCATTGCGGGCAAGATCGCTCATGATTTTGGCGTACTGTTCCTCGTTCATGCGTCCATCACCTCCACGCTGTCAACCAGCGCCAGCGTGCCGCCGTATGCGCTCTGAACCAGTTTCAGCATATCCCGCTTGCCCTCAATGATAAGGACATAGGCCGGTTCGCTGCCGCCGTCAGGCGTATCCGGCTCTTGGGCAGGCGTTTCGTTCGTGGGCGTCTGCGCCGCCAGCAAGGTCTTGAAGGTGGTTGCGTCGCACAGGCCCGTTTCCTCCATGTCGTGATCCCTCTGGAACTTCTTCACAGCGGCCAGGGTTTCTTCGCCAAAGTCGCCGTCAGCGCCGAAGCGGGGCATGGCATAGCCCAGCGAAATGAGCGCTTCCTGCATGGCCGTTACGTCCGCGCCGGTGCATCCCTTGGATAGCTCCCTGTCGCCCAGCTCATAGATGGTTTCCTCCGCGCTGGTGATGCCCTCCACGTACACGATCATGCTGTCAGGCAGCTTGCCCCATTCCGTCCAGGGGCCGCTCGTCACCTTCTGCTTCACGCAATCATACGCAAAGCCCTTCATTTCCACGGTGTAGCCGTTGCCCACGTACACGCCGATGTGGCCGCTCTTGTGCACCACCAGACCCGGAATATCCGGCATGGAGGCAATGGGGCCGCGCTCTTTGCACAGAGAGAACATGCCGTCCGCGCTTCTGTCCGGGCAGTTGTTGGCCTGGTATTTGTTGGCTCCGTCCAGGGTGCCGCCCTTCCAGAAGAAGGACTTAATCAGCCCCACACAGTCGGCGCACATTTTCCCAGCCTTAATGTCGGCCTTGTAGCCGCTCTCTCGGCTGGCTGTGTACTGTTTCGGGTATTGTTCCTTCTTGCGCGTGTACAGGCTGGTGGAGCACGCATAGCCGCATGTTCCGTACCAGTATACCCACGCCGCCGCGTAAACCTGTTCGCAGTAAGCGGCCAGTTGCAGGTTGGTAAACATGGTGTCGCCCCCTTCGATCTGCTTCTTTTCCTCGGTGTTCCAGCCCTCGGTGAACCATTCCAGGGGCTTATCGCCTTTCAGCATGTCCAGGTCAACGTCGCCCTTGATGCCAGCGATCCGGCCCTTGCTGGTGTACTGCCAGATGTCGCAGGGATATGGAGGCTCGTATCGCTCGGCGGGCACGTTGCCGTCGTTCTTCCCCCAGTGGGGAATCCACATGATGTCGCACAGCGTCACCGCCGCGCCTGCCCACTTGTAGCGCGTGTTGATGTACAGGCCGATCTTTCCGCAGCCCAGCGCCCGCAGCTCCCGCAGGAAAGCCACGCACACTTCCTCGGTGGTCTGCTCGGTCTGCGCCTTATACTCAATGTCCGCGATATAGAAAAGCGGCCTCCGCTTGGCCTTGTTGGCGCACTCCGCAAAGAACCGTGCCTCCGTCCTTGCTTCCTCCGCTGTCCCGGCTTTCACGTAATGATACGCGCCATAAGGGATGCCGCAATCATCCGTGTAATCCAGGTATCGTTTGTCCGGGTTGCTGCCCACGCTGGCCCGGAAAATCGCCATATCCAGCTCTTGCCGGGCGGCGTACCAGTCAATTTCCCCCTGGTAATGGCTGATGTCCGCTATCTTTTTCCCCGCCATTTCCTCCTCCTTCTTGTGAACCCGTATGGGTAATGCGTCCAGGCAATCGCCAGAATGAGAATGCCGCTGAACAGCGCAAACAAGAGCAGAGCTGCGCCCGCCATGATAAGAAGCTCCTTCATGGCGTCCAGCCCTCCCTCTCCACTCTTTCCAGAAGCGCCCGCCGCTTTTCTTCCATCGCGCCATCGTCCGTCTCAATGCCGTGCATTTGGAGCAATGCCGCCTGTTCCCGGATGACGGTAAGCGCCTCGTCCAGCATCCGGCAAAGATGCTCTATCATTTGCAGGTTGCTCATGCCGCCTCCTTCCTTTGCAGCACCACGTTATCCTCAATCCAGTGCCGTATGTGCTGCCCGTTCACGTGCTCCGCCATGCCCCAGTAGCAAATCACGCTGTCCTTCGCCCGTTCATAGGGGATCGCGCCGTCCGCGTACAGGCCCGCCACGTGTTTAAGGCTCCGCTTGATGTGGCTTACGGTTTTCTTCCGCAGGCGCAGGCCGTGCGGCGATACCATGAAGCCCACAAACTCCGTGTCCCTGTCCGCCCGCACGATGCGGGCTTTCCGGCTCATGTCCAGGCGCAGCTCGTCCCGCAGGTATTGGGTCATCGCCCGCATGATCCGCTGGGCGTTTTCCTTGCCCTTGACAATCGCGCAGAAATCGTCCATATAGCGGACGTAGTAATGCAGGCCCAGCGTGTGTTTACACCATTGGTCGAAGCGGTCAAGATAGACGTTCGCGGTCTCCTGGCTCGTGAGGTTGCCTATCGGTTGCCCGATCTCAAAGAGCCTTTGATCCCGTGGACACTCGTCTATCCCCATGCCCTCCGGCAAGCCGAACGGCACGTCCGGGTTGTTGATGATTGTGTCCATGAGCCACATGAACCAATCCTCGTCGCAGATGTCCCGGTAAAAATTCAGCACCAGCTCGTGATCCACGCGGTAGAAATATTTGCTGATGTCGCCCTTGATGATCCAGTAATCGTCTGCATCCGGCTTCCGGCTGATGATCCGCTGCCAGTTCATCAAAGCCTGCGCTGCGGCAAGCGTGCCCTTTTCGCGCCTGCATCCGTAGCTGTGGGTAATGAATCGCTTGTCCACATACGGGTCAATCTGTCGGTAGATGGCCCATTGCACCACGCGATCCTTGAAGCCCAGCGCCATCACCAGGCGCGGTTTGGGGTAGCGGACATAGAACTCCCGGTACGGCCCCACCTTGTAAGTGCCGTCCAAAAGCTCCCGCTGAATCTGGAATAGGTTTTCCTCCAGGTTGAACTTGAAGCGCATCACTTCCGCCCGGTCTGCCTTGCCCTTCGCGGCGGAAACATACGCCTCAAACAGATTGTCGTAGGAGCAGATGTGCTCCTTTAGGTCATGCAGCTTTTCCAAGGGAGCGCACCTGCCAAGGAATGAGATTCGCGCCGTGCGTGTCGTTCCCGATCCGTACTTGATATTTCGCGTGTGCCCTCGCGTCACGCGCTGCAATGAAGTATCGTTCCTTTACGCCCTTCCGGGCGCTTCACGGCAATACCAGATAGCCCGTATCGGTACAATCCAGTATCTTATTTGCAGCGTGCAGAAAACGCACGTTGCCGGAAACGCGCCCCTCCCGTCCTGGTGCCGCCGATTGCGCGTAGCATATCGAGCCTTTGCTGTGTCCGGGAGCGGGGCCGAGCGCCGTTGTTCGTGTTCGAGTTGGAGCGGGCGTTGTTGCAGTTCAAGTACGCAACACCAGCGTTGGACGTGTTGTTGTAGTTGCCGCCGCGCCGGGCGACGCGCTGACAAAAGCCGCCGCAATAATACTCTAAGGCCAATTCTTGGCGCGTTCCCGTGATGTATGATAAAGGGCGGAAGCTATTGCCCCTGTCCTTTATCGCCCAGTGTTTTCTTCCAGCCGCCGATCAAACTTCCAGCTTCCAGCGACAGGCGCATCCATTTCTCATAGCCGCCTGGTTGCAGCAGGGTTTTCCTGTGGCCGGATTTGTCGGTGTAGCTTTTCATCCGTGCCCGGCGCACGGCCAGGCGCATTTGATGGTTCTTGATGTCCAGGTCTTGCAGGGTGGATTTCTTGAAGTATTTGAGGTGCGCCGCCGTGCAAAGCTCCTCCATTTCAAAAAGCAGATGGAAGATTCTTTCGCCCTGGCTGAACTTGAACACAGCGGGCCAATGCGGGATCGTGTCATACGCCATATCCAGCATTTCTTCCACCTTCTTCAAGGTCTTTTGGCCTTCTATCTCGGCTTCTATTTGCGCCGCCGCGCTGCCGCGCTCCATGTCCTCCATGGGTTTCATCCTCCATTGGGCTTGATGAAAGATAGGGGCCATGCCCTATCGGGCAGGCCCCAGGGAATCAGGAATCAGTTATCAGGTTTTCTGACGGGAGCGGGGCCGAGCGCCGCTGAACGTGAACGAGAGGGAGCGGGCGTTGTCGCAGTTCAAGGCCGCAACACCAGCGCCGGACGTGTTGTAGGAGGGGCCGCCGCGCCGGGCGACGCGCTCATCCCTCGTGAACATCACATACAGAACTCCATCAACGGTGGTTCCGGGGATGGGAGCCAGGCCCAGCTCATACAGGATGGTGGGAACATAGGGAAGGTTCTCCGTGTTCACGGCCACGCTCTTGAAAGCGGTGTTTCTCTGCTGGTCGTCGAAGTTGGGTTCCACGGTGTCCAGCGTGATCTTGCCATTCAGCCAGTTATAGTGCACCGTGCCCGCCGTGCCGGGGGCCACCAGGTCATAGCCGTCATCGTTCGCGTGGGGCTTGATGGCCCGCCACGCGGAAGAAGTGGCGCTCAGGTCGCACTCAGGATCGGCGGCGTTGTTGTCCGGGATGATCTGGATTTCGCAGTTCACCAGGCGGAAACCGTAAATCTGTTCAAAGGCGTTGCCCTGAATGTCCGCTTCCAGGCAGGGATCGTCCAGCATGTTCCAGTCGATGGGGCCGGAGCCGGTCAGGGTGTTGTAGCCGTTGTAGTTATTGCCGCTGGCTACCTGGCTCATAACCGGCGTGCCGCCCACCTGCTTGCCCTTCTGCCAGTACGCGGGCGCGTCGGTGGGGAGCAGGGTATCGGCGGTGGTATGGGCGATCAGGCAGGTGTATTCCCAGCCACGGAAAATCCTCTTGTCGCCAACGGCCACGGCCTTGCCCAGGGTGTAGTTGGTGCCCGCGCGGTAGTCCGCGCCGTAGCTGTTGTTGCCGTGGCTCACAAAGCCCGCCTTGTGGGCCATCAGCACAAGCAATCCGTGATCCGCGATGGTCAGGCCGGTCACATCCCCGCCAAAGGCTTTCATCTTCGTCAGGAACGTGTCATACGCCATGTTCACGCGAGGCGGCATGTTGGGGAGGCTGTACTGTGTGCCGTTGGACGCCAGTTCAGAGGACATGTACTTGCCGATCAGGATCGCCGGGTCCTCCACGTTATTCACGATAAACGCGGGATGGGTGTGATCCGGCAGGATGGGGTCAAATTCGATGGATTTCTGCTTGGGATGCCGAACAAAAATACTGGGGTTGCCGTCCGCGTCCCGCAGAACGGTATTGCCCAGGCTGTCGGCATAGTATTCAAGCGCGGAGTTCGCCATGCTTATTCACCCTCGCTTTCGTTGGCTGCGGGCTGGGGGTTCACCATGCCCATCAGTTCTTCGTACTGTTCCTTGTTCAGCCGCCCGGAGGCGTAATAGGTGTCCAGCTTGTCCATCACGTCGGCCTTATCGTAGCCGCCGCGCTCGATGATGCGCTTCATCAGTTTGTATGCCATGGTCTTTTTCTCCTTTCTTATTCGTCAAGTCCGAGCTTCAAAAGATCGACCTCAAACATCAGCTCCGCCAGAATGTCATCCTGGTCATTCTGCTGCGCGTGCACAGCGCGGTACGGGGCCAGGGCTTCTTCATGCTCTCGCTGCCTGTCCTCGTCCCATTCGGCAATCTGTTCGTCGGTGGGCTGCTCCACGGGTTCAACCACGGAAGTATCATCCACGGGTACGGTTCTCTTTGCCACGGTTTACTCGCCTCCTTCTCCGGCTATCGCGTCGATTTCTTCTTGCAGATGGGCCTCGTCGTATTCCAGCTTCCGCTCCTGCGCCTGGGCGATGGATTGATACATGTTCGCAAACACTTTATCATCGCTGGCGTTGGCGGAAAGCGCGTTGATCTGCGATTGCAAATCGGCGGTCTGCCCCTGCAATTCCTGAATCAAGGCGCTGTACTGGCTGGGGTCAATGGGTTCCGGCTGGGGCGTGGGAGGCGTGTCCCCGCTGACCAGGATCGCGTCGCCCTGCTCAATCAGCCGCAGCGCGTAACTGTCCTCGTAGTCAATTACTTCGCCGGTGGCAATGATCTGCACTCTCATCATGCCATTGTTTCACTCCTTTCGTCTTGGTGGGGAAATTGTATACAAAGACGGGTATTTTATTTCCCCGCCAATGCCGAAACCTGTCCCTCCAGGGTGGTGATCCGCTTTTCCAGAGAGCGGACGTGTGACTGGAACTGGCTGTACAGCAGGCGAATGTCGGCGTCCTCCATTTTCTCCGCCCTGCTGTATGCGTCCCACTGGCTGGCGTAGTTCTCCGCGCCCTCCGCCGCCTCGTTGGCCCGGCCGGCCGCTTCATTCGCCGCCTGCGCCGCCTGGCTTGCTTTGGTGGCCGCGCCGTCCGTCAGGGCAAGCGCCGCGCCTACGCTTACAGGGTCTAATGCCATGCGCTTACCCTCCAATCTGCTTCCACGTCCCGTCAATGTCCTTGTTCGCCATGTAGGACATATCGGCGGTGTACGCCGTGCTGCCTGGGGCTGCGTCTGCGGGAATCTTGCTGGTTTTTGTGCTGTCCTTGATAAGCACGGTCAGCACATTGCCCGGCTTCCTCTCCACAATCCGGTAGTCATCCATCGTTCTTCACGCTCCTTTTACTGGTTTTCCAGCGCGGAAAGCCGCTTGTCCAGGTCGCGAATCGCCGCCCGCGTCTGGTTTGCCAGCATGTCAAACGCGGCCCGCATCTCTTGGGCGTCCTGCGCCTTATTCGCCGCTTCCTGCGCCGCCTGAATGCCCTGCTCCATGTGGTTAAGCAGAGTGGCGGCAATCGTTTCTCCGCGTATCCACGTGTGTGGCACGTAGTTGTCTGCCATATGTCATCTCTCCTTACCACGCGATATAGCGATAAATTGTTCCGTTGTGGTTGCTGTTTTTGCCCGTATGGCCGGTACCGCTGTTGTTGAATACCTTGAACCCTGTGCTCGTGATTTCGGCAACCTTCGTGCTGTCGCCTCTCGAGGTGTTGCCATATCCAAGATCCCATACGTACTGCGGAGAACCTCGATAGATGATTCCTCCGCATGTACCTTTGATGTCGTCGGCGAAGGTTCCGGTTTCATCGCACCAAATCACGATGGTCGGCCAGAAACCCAGGTTGATCTCACGCGTTGTAGCTCCGTTTCCTGTGTATTGCCCCTGAACGGGTGCAAACGCGCCGATGGAGGCTGCTGTCAACTCATGCGGATTATCCGTGTCGTTGATGTGCTCATACAAGCGCTTCAAACCCCGCTTCAGTTTGCCAAACGCCATTGCCAGTGTTTCGCCGCTGGTAAGTTCCTGATCTGCCTCAGCAGTGGAGTAGGTGGGCGTCTGGTTGTTGGTGGTCACGTTGGGCACGTTGCCCAAGCCCACTTGCGTCTTGGTCACGCTGTGCGGGTTGTCCGTCCGGGCGATGTGCGCCCACAGCCTTTTCAGTCCGCGCGAAATTTTCCCAAGGGATGTAGACAGCGTTTCGCCGCTGGCAAGGTTCTGGTCGCTGGACGCCTCCGTGAATGTGGGCCGCTGGTCGTTGGTTGTCACGTTCGGCACGTTGCCAAGGCCAAGCTGTTCTTTCGACACCCTGTGCGGGTTGGCGTAATTGGTGTAGTGGGCGTTGGCTGCGTTTTCGTCCCTCTCCACGTCCTCCGCCAGGGCATTGTGCGCCTCTGTTACGCTGCGGATGTTGGCGCTCTGCGCCTCGTCCACCTTCTGGATGTCCGTAATGCCGCGCTCGTTGTTGCCGATTCGGGTATTGTAGCGGGATAGCGTTTCCGCCATCTGTGCCAGGGTTTGCAGCATACTGTTGATTTCCCTCGCGCAATCCGCAATGCCCTGCTCGATGTTGTTCATGTTGTCCTCGTTCAGCGGCGTGCCCTCCTGGGCCACCGTGCCGGGGGCCGGGGTGTGGGTCACGCTGTTGTCGCTGTTAGTCGTTTCCACGTAGGTGCGCGGGCGCTGCACGGCGCGGTTGTGCCAATTCGTCCGCGTGTAGTTTACCGCCATAATCTCACCGCCTTAATCATTGCTCTGCACCCCCCCCTACTGAGACGCCCAGCTTGAAGCGGATCAGTATCTTGTCCACAAATTGGGTAAAGCTCACTTCCTCGCTTCTGTCCACCAGCACAGCGCCGTTCGCGTCGCAGAGCTGAAACTCCGTGGCTGGCGTGTTGCCGCTCTGGCGCTCAATGTAGAACGTCACGTGCACAGCGCCGTTTGTCTGCACCTGGGAGCTATTCAGGTTCGCCCTGTACCATGCGCCGCCGATCTTGTAGCGGCCATAGCTCACCATGTCCACGATGCGGTTTCTCAGCCCGTTCAGAAGCGCGGCGGTGATCGTCGTAGTCGCCATTATCCAGTCACTCCTTCATCAGCTTTCGCTTCATCCACCTTACCGGCGTCAACCGGCAGCTCGTCCCAGGGCGCTATGTCGTTGGCATTGGTCAGCTCGTCCTCTGCGGCGAACAGATATGTCACATCGAAGTAATCCATATCCGCCGTCACGATGATCTCCGAACTGTTGTCAATCGTCACCGCGTCCAGCACGCTCCGCACGTTTTTCACGTTCTGGATGGCTTTCTGCGCCCAGGAAATCACGTCCGCCCCATAGTTGCCTCCCGATACCGTCACGCGGAAATGGTATGGATCGCCGCCGTATTCCCAGGCTTCTTCCACCTGAACCGTCTGGAAGTAGCCCTCCAGAAAGTTGTAGATGGCCTGCGGCGTCCCGTAAACGGTATACAGGTATGTTGCGTTGATGATCCAGTAGCGCTTCTGCTCAATGGTGCCGTTGTAGTCGTACAGGCATCCCAGCTCTCCGGCCAGTTCGTCCAGCCGCCACTCCGGCATTTTGTAGGGGTCTTGTATGATGTCAATGCCGTGCTGTGCCCCCTCGGCCACGAGCTGAAATGCCCGCTCAATGGCCTTTGCCAGGGCATAGCCGTTTTTGTCAGCCAAAAGAAAGCGCGGCACAAGCCGCTCGATGTTGAAGCTGATATTCATTACGTGTTCACCACC